AGTTAAGAACAAGCCTTGACACAGTTTAAATTACACCCCCTTCCCTCTTCCGTTATCAACAATCTATTAACCTTAAATAAAAACCTTTAGCCTATGAATTTTAATTTCAAATCAATAAGATCAAATGAACAAAATATTTCTAAGAACCCATTAACCTTCCTCCTCAGACATCTGCTTCAACTTCTCTGTAAGCGCATTTGCAATCTCACGCTTATCTTCGAGAGTGACGGTCTGCAGCTTCGGACAATTAAACTCCAGCATCTTGATGAAGGTGCTGACCTTATCCTTCGGCTCGCATTTGTACCATGCAGCCATAAAATCATCCCAAGCGTCTCTCGTGAAGTCGGCACACAGCTCACGAAACTCCTTCTTGATAGGAGACTCGTAACCTTTCTGCTTTCCGCCGGATTTCGCCCGACCTTTTTCGAACTGACCTTTTGAATTTCTGTCTGTAGCCATATCCTTCACTAAATATGATGCAAAGGTACACACAATCCTGCACATAGAAATCTTATCTATTAACTTTTTGCTGCTAAGTTAATGGATAAGATGCTTATATAATAAGGTATAGTTATCTTTGCTGCAGTTTAAACGTTTAAAATAAATTTTTATGTTAGGATCATTAATCGGTGCAGGACTCGGTGTTGCAAGTAGTATCTTTGGTGGCATTTCTGCCAGAAAGGCAAGACGAAAGCAGGAGCGGATGCTTGCACAGCAGGAACAGGAAAATCAGGCATGGTATGATAGGAAGTACAATGAAGACCCTACCAAGCGTGCCGATACGGTTCGTTTGCTCACTCAGATGCAGGAGCAGATCAAGAACAGAAACAAGGCTGCTAAGGGCAGACAAGCGGTGATGGGTGGTACGGAAGACTCCACCACTGCGGTGAAGGAAGCGAACAACAAGACTCTTGCCGACACGACCTCCCAGATTGTTGCTGCAAACGAGGCTCGCAAGGATGCCATCGAAGGTCAGTATCAGGCGAGAAAGGATGCTATTCAGAACAAGAGGATGGGGCTGGAAGCTGAGAAGGCTGCTGGTACTGCTAATGTGGCTGCTGGTGTTGCCGGAACTGCTGCCAATATCGCTGCCACCATTGATGGTGGATTGGGCGGTGTAAAGAAGGCTCCGAATATGAATGTGACTCAGGAGCAGTTAAGTGGTATCGCCAAGAATCCTGATGATGTTCTCGGCTTGAAGGCTAAGACTACTGGTCTCCCTTCTGAGGGTGAGCTGAATAGTCTAGGTGCTAAACTTCAAAAGGTAAACGTATAGTTATGGGATTGGCAGATTATTTACGAACGAACAATGGCTTGAAGACTACACAGAGTGTACTCAACAAGCAGCAGAGTGGTGTGGATGCTGCTCAGAAGGCTTCTCCTGAACAGATCAATATGAACACCGCACAAGCTATGCTCCATGGCAAGGAGGAGCAGCTTACTCCTCCCAAGGATGCACATGAGCAAGCGGTGAGGATGAACCAGCAGACTGCCGAGGGTATGCTGAACGGCTCTATCCCTATCGTGAAGAAGGAAGAGCCGAAGCCGGAAGCTAAGCAGGAGCCGGAAAAGAAGCAGTTGACCTATGCGGAAATGTATAAGATGCTGAATCCTGCTGATAGTGAATCTCCTGAGCAGAGAGCACAGAGAGAGAAGAACGAGAAGCGGAAGGCTCGTATCGCTGCCTTTGGGGATGGTCTTCGGGCACTCGCCAACATCATCTTCGCCAGCAAGGGAGCCAAGGTGGTACACAATCCTGAGTCGGATATGACTGCTGCCATCAACAAGCGCAAGGCTTATATGGATGCCCAGCGTGAGAAGAATCGGGCGGCTTGGCAGACTGGCTACCAGAGGGCATTGGCTCTTGATGAGGAAGCGAGAAAGAATAACCTGACTCTTGCCGAGCAGATGAGGTATCACGATATTATTGCTAAGAACAATGATAGCAAGAATGATCTGAGCCAGCAGAGAATTGATCAGGGCAACAGAAGACTTGATTTGTCGAAGATGAAATATGATACTGATGCTGATTACAAGAAGTCTATCTTGGCTATCAAGAAAGCTCTGGCTGATGGTCAGATTTCCCACTGGCAAGCACAAGAGGCTATTCAGCGCATTAATGCTGCGACTGGTCGTATTCGTGCCAACAAGTCGGGTAGTGGTGGCTCCCGAAAAGGTTCCTATTCGGGAGAGGTTGATGAGTATATGGATTTGATGGAAAAAGACCCTGATGGTATGGCTGAGGCTGCTAGGGAAGTCAGAAAGATGGGGTACTCCCCTAAGACTGCTGCCGGAAAGAAGGCTCAGAAGATTGCCTATCAGCGTAAGCATGGTAAGCCTAAGCAGCATCATACATCATCATCCAATAATGGAGGTAAGAAGAAGACTGGTGTAAACTGGTAACAGAGTTGGTAACAAAAAATTGGTAACAAACATATATATATTATGGCAGAAAGACCATTATACACTTTATACAAGAATCTGAAAGCACAGAACTATGATGTGCCGGACGATTACAATAAGTTTGAGAGTGCCCTGACCAGAGACGGAAAGGGCGGTGCTGACAACAGACACGCTATCTATGAGAACTTGAAGGCTCAGAACTTCGATGTTCCTAATACTTATGAGCGTTTCTACTCGGCACTTTTTGAACCTCGAAGCAAGACTTCATCTAGAGCGAAGGGTGGCAGCGTTCCTATGTCTGCTGTTGACCGTGCTCGTTTCTCGGCTGGGGCAGCAGCTATCTCGGCTAGTGCTAACAATGCGGTAAGACAAGCAAAGCGAAACATTCAGACCAAACTGGGGCAAGCAAAGAAGTTCAATGGTGGCAGGGTTTCTCCACGTCTAAAGAACCCTTTGCAGAATCAGAATGTACAGAAGAATGAGTTCAACTACAATTCCACAACTGGCAAGACTGGAACCTATACTACAACAGATGGTGTAGAGTTTAATAACGAGTATGATGCTGCTCAGTATCAGAATCAGTTGGATAAGCAGGGGGAGCAGTATATCAATGCAGTAAACACTGGCGAGATTCCATCCGTCTTCGATGTTCGTGACAAGAATGGAAACTATGACTTGCAGGAGAACATCAACAAGAATGGAACCTATCTTACTGAGGAGGGTGCTCGCAATCAGTTTGATAAGAAGCTGGCGGATGCCTATGCCCGAAAGAAGGAGATTGAAGCTCTTATCGCTGAGGATCATCGTCAACACGGAAATCCTTTGCTCTCTTATGGTGCCAGTATCGGTGCAAGTAACGGAAGAACTGCTGAGCAGAGTGACTATAGCAACAAACTGGCAACATCCCTTGCTCTGGTTAAGCAGCAGATTGGTGCGCTTGAAGCGGTGAAACAATACCCTACCAGTAGTTGGGGTGAGGACGCTTTGAAGGCTCTTGACAATACGGCATTCACGGCTAAGACTTGGGATTTCGGTCTGACTGACTTTGCAACTATGGGGCAGATGGAACGTATCAAGACCAAGATGGACAACAACCTTCCAATCTCCGGCTCCGATAAGATGCTCTTGAAGAGTAAGCTGGGTGCTGATGCTGCTGCGGCTCTTGAAGACGAGAAGATGGGCAACATCTATCGCTGGACAAAGATTGCCGGACAGTCTCTCCCATTTATGGCAGACTTCTTCCTGACTGGCGGCTATGGTGGTATTACTAAGGCTATCAGCCGAGGGGCTTTGAAGTTCGCTGCTAAGCGTGGCATGGGCAAGGTGAGTGCTGCCATCTTGAAGAATACTGGTATCGTGGCTGGCGATGTTATCGGTTCGTATGCCATGGCAGGATCAGAACAGGCGATGAAGACTGGAGCAGACATTATGCAGCGACATCTGGGTAGTCTATATCAGGATGAGAAGGGTGATTACAAGTTCGGTACTTTCGATGAGAACGGAAATCTCATGCATGAGGGTGGCGAGTCTATGGGTACTGCTCTCTATAAGGGTCTGACCTCTGCTATGGTGGAGAACTATACTGAGAAGCTCTTCGGTCATAGCTATGGTATCAAGAAGGGTGCAATCAACTTTATGGAGAAACATGGTATGAATGCTTCTGCTGAGTTCTTCAAGAATATCGGCAAGAGTGGATGGTACACCAATTCCAAGAAGTGGATGGAAAAGTTCGGCATCAATGGCTTCGGTGAAGAAGTGATGGAGGAAGAGATTGGCATTCCTCTTCATGCTCTATTGGATGGAGATAATGAGTTCTCTGACCTCCTTGATACTAAACAGCAACTTGACATCATCGGTGGTATGGCTCTATCTGTCGGCTCTATGTATGCGATGGGTGCTGGCTCCCGACCAGTCAAAGGTGTGTACAATCGTGCTCAGTACTACCGATTCCGTAACAAGGTGAACGTGGCTGATAGTGATGCTCAAAACCTGATGGGCGATAAGTGGGCAGACATCAAGGATAAGATTGATAACACGACCAACGAGCAGATGGGTGGTGTGTTGGCTGACATTCTCAGACAGAGAGACACTATGAGCAAGGAACAGATTAATGCTGCCATCAACTATGGTATCAACCTGATGAAGATGCGTGGCTACAATGTTGCCAAGACTGCCGAAATGAATGCTAGAGAGATTACCAACGAGCCAACAACTCCTGAGGAGCAGCATCAAGAGGATATTGATAATGCTTACTCTGAGGGTCACGATGCTGATGATGCAGACAAACACGACATTCAGTTGGAGCATGAAGACCAGATGAAGACTCTTGCCGGATTGCTGAATATCTCCGAGCAGCAGTTGTCTGCTATGAATGATGATGAGCTTCAATCCCTGACTGGGCAGAACGACAAGCTCGACCAAGCTATCTATGACTACCAGTTGTCTTCTGCTCGTTACCAAGGTGTGACAGATGATGCTCAGGATAAGATTGATATGGCGGCAAATCAGGCAGCTCAGCGTGTTGATATGTACACAGACAAGAGCCGTGGCTCCGTCCGTAACGCTACGGTTAAAGCTAGTGGTGGTGCTGAAGATTATGGTGTGTACATTATCTCCGGCAATATTGCTACCAACGAAGATGGCTCTATCAATGTAGCGGATAGCGATGATATGATTCTCTTCTATGATCCTACGACAAATTCTGTTGAACATGCTGATGCTCTGAGATTCGCTGAACTGGGTGATGAAGTTCCTGCCGATGATGTGAAGGCTCAGGCGGTAGCTGATGCAAAGGAAAATGCTATCAAGGAAGTGGCTGGCATTGTTGACGGAACAATAGATGTTGGCTCCCAGTTCAAGGTTACTGGTGCTGATGGTTTGGAACATACCTACGAGATTCTTGCCGACTATGGCGATGGTACTGCTGCTATCTCTATTGATGGTAACGTGGTAGAGAATCCATATTCGCTTGAAGACTTGCAGCAGTTGAAAGACTTGGAGGATCAGAAGAAACTGGAAGCAGCGAAGGCTCAGCGTGAGCAGATGGAGAAGGAGCGTGCTGAGCAGACTCAGGAGACAGAGCTGCCGGAAGAGACTCAGTCTTCTCTTGACTTCAACCAGATTCTTAATGATAATGGTAACGTGGTGCTCGTTGATGTACTGGATAAGGATGGCAACACTAAATATCCTGACTCTAAGTTGTTCCTCATTCGTGATACTGGTGCTAAGGCAAAGGTTGTTGAAATGAAGAGTGATGGCACATTCGTTCCTCATGCAGTGAGCAAAAAGAATGTGGCTACAATCTCTTCTATGTCTCTTGATGAGTACAAGCAAGCGATGGCAGAAACCTCAATGATAGAGGAGAATAGTGGTGCGATAGAGGAGAATAGTGGTGCGATAGAGGGCGATAGAGGTGGAATAGAGGTGAATGATGAACTCCCACCAGTTCCTGATAATGTGACAATCAATGGTGATGGAACTTACTCTGTTGATGGTGCTGTGCAGGGTGGAGAAAATACTACTGCTCCTGCTGAACAGACAGAACAGACTCCTGCTATGACTCTCGAAGATGGAACCATCGTGCCTATGCTGGAGGATGGCAATCCTGATTTCTCGAAGTTGACTGCTGATCAGACTGCTGAGTTGTATGACTCACAGTTTGGTGAGGATGCTGATAGCGTAATCAGTGGATGGGTATCTGATGCCAAGAAGGCACTCGACAAGGCGAACAATATGACCGTGAAGGGTAAGAACTTCGTGGAACAGAAGGCGGCAAAGGAAGCCAAGGAGAAGGCGATTGCTGATGCTCAGGCGGCTTATGACTCTGCTATCGCTATCCGTGATGCTTATAATGAGCGACAACTTGCCAAGGTGGAAGACACTGCAGATGGAAGAAAGAATCTCATTGAGAAGGCAAGAAGAAAGTTCTCTCGCTTGAAGAGTGCTGTAAAGGATGATGCAAAGGCAGTATCTCAGCTATACAAAGATGTTGTCGGCTCTCTCCTGCATCGTCTGTATGATGGCACTGGCATTGATGTGACTGATACGATTCCGCTTACCGCTGAGGAGTATGTGGCTAGCAACCTCGGTGCTCACTCTCTCAACTATGAGGGAACAGAGACAAGCAAGGGTGTTAAGCAGGAAACTGGATTGAGCAGAGAAGAGTTTGCCAAGACTCAGCTCCTCGCTGCTGATGGCAAGGGAACTACCATTGATGATCTCGTACATAGTCTGTGGGAGAATCGTCCATCCAACCTTGAATCTCTCGATACTCAGAATATTCGCAATGCCCTTATTGGTGTGCTCACTAGCGGTTTCAAGGCTTCGGAAGCTAGAAACTATATTGAGAATCTCCGTATCGCTCAGGCTGAGAACATTCTTGAAGAGCAGAAGAAGGCGGCTGACAACGCTGTGTTCGCTGAGGAGAATAAGGCTGAATCAGAACAACAGACAGAAACGGCTCCTGAATCTGAGGAGAAGATGGGGGAAGATAACTCTGATGAGATTAATGATGAGGAGAATGAGAATATAAATGAGCAGACAAATGAGAATATAAATGCTCCTGAGGTTCCTGAGGATGCAACGGATGAGAATCCGCTTGGTGCTCAGCGTGACCAGACTGACCTTCCTTTCTCTGCAAAGGAGAATGGCAAGCAACAGACAACTGCCGAGCGTGCTGCTGATGTAGAGAAGAATAAGGTGGATGATATGAAGGTCGTTGACAACATCGTTGGCGAGAAGACTCGCAAGGCTTTCGAGAGACTGGCTAAGATGATGGGTGCTAACATTCAGTGGCAGTACTCAGACAAGTTGGGCAACGGATGGATTCAGGAGACTACGGATTCCGATGGCAATGTGTCTCGTACAATCTTCCTTACTCTTGACTCTTCTATCACGGAAGGTGCTCAGTTTATCTTCGGTCACGAAATGACCCACCAAATCAAGAGACTGAATCCTGCTGCATACAATGAGTTGACTCAGCTTGTGCTCGATACCTATGGCTCTGATGCCTTCGACAAGGCGATAGACGAGACGATGAAGAGATATTCCGATGCAGGATTCTCTGGACGTGCTAGAGATTACTACGCTGAGGAGGTGGTTGCTGATGCGGTAGGCGAAATGATTCGTGATCTCAACTTGGCTCACACTCTCGCTATGAAGATGTCTCATCCTCTGCTCGCTGCTATCCATGAGATATTGCAGAAGATTAAGTTGGCTTTCTATGGTACAGAGTATAATGATGTGACCAAGAACATCATCCGCTCCATTGAACAGGCTTACGTGAAGACTGCCAAAGGTGAGGTGACAAATTCTGAGACTGGTGAAGATGTTTCATTCTCTCTCCGTCAAAAGCCTGAGCCTAAGAAGAAGGGTATCGGCTATAAGGTGTTCGTATTGAAGGATGGCAAACTCTATCCACCTATGGTAGCGAACCCTGATGGTGCAGCCACTCCAGTTGGTGTATGGCTCGATGCTGATGCGGCTCCTATTGCTGGAGAAAGCAAGACTGGCAGACCTCAGGTTAAGCAGGGCGGCAAGGGAACACAAGGAGGTAGTGGTAAGCTAGCCTATAGACCAGGCTGGCATCTTGGTGTCGTGCCTTATGCTATCCAGTTCAACCGCAAGGATGCTGATGGCAACAAGACTCTCTTCCCTAAGAACTTCGTCTTCGCTGAGGTGGAGTATGCTGCTGATGTAGATTATCAGGAGGAAGCTCGCCAAGAGGGTATCAATCCTTCGGGTAAGTATCAGCATTCATTGGCTGGCTTGAAACATCTGCCTACCGATGGCTATTATATGTATCGTACCAACCCGAACCCTGAGACTGACCCTTGGGTGATTACTGGTGCGATGAAGGTGAACCGTATCTTGACCAGAGCAGAGCAAGCGGAACTTGTGAAGAATGCTGGTCGTGAACCTCAGCAGATTCAGGATGGCGATATTGTTACTGATGATGTTGTGAACAGCATCAATCAGGAGATAGCTGCTGCTCCTAAGTTCTCGTTAAAGGTATATCATGGTAGCGGTGCTGACTTCACAGAGTTTGACTTCGACCATATGGGCGAAGGTGCTGGCTCACAAGCATTCGGTTGGGGTGGCTATGTTACATCTTCCGAAAAGATAGCTAGAGGGTACACAAGTTTAGCTGCTCAAAGTAACGGATTGAAACGAGAAGAACTCAAAAGCAATATATCTAGAGCAAAGGAAAGACTTCCGTTTATGCGTGAGGGAGAATATAAGACAGAGTTGGAAAACGAGATTAAACAGTGGCAGAAAGAATTGGCTAACCTTGATGAGTCAAAGAATCTGTATGAGGTTGAAATTCCAGAGAATAATGGCAGCAACTATCTGGATTGGGATGCTCCTATAACTGATGAACTTATAGATAAGGTGGTTAAAGCACTACCTTCTTTGCGTAGTTACGATATTGAGTACTTTAAGAAGGATAGAACCTTTGATAACTTCTATAAGACTATCTCAATGAGAAGTGTTAAGGATGATGCGTCCTTCAATGATGATAAGGCAGCAAGCAAGCTTCTCGCTTCTCTTGGCTATACTGGCATCAAGTATAAGGCTGGTCGTAACTTTGGTGGTGCAAAGGAAGGCGATACCAACTATGTTATCTTCAAGCCTGAGGATATGAAAATCACAGAGCACACCAAGTTCTCGTTGAAAGATAATCAGGGGAATCCTCTGAATCAGGATGGTACTTTGAAACTGGATAAGATTAAGTCCGTTGATGAATTGACGGATGGAGACTTCTTGCATCCTACCAGAAATGTAGAATTGCCTAGTTTACCAAAGAAAATTGCTGATGCTATCGGAACAGAAGGCAAGCCAGTTGTTATCAAGAAGAATATCTTTGAGCGTAATTATATAAGACATAAGGACGTTACTCCTGAATTGAGTAAAGTAATCTTTAAGTCTGCTTTGTACAATCCTGATTTGTATGGTCAGAATCAAAAGAAAACTAGACCATATAATTGGGTACTTATCAACACGAAGGACGAGAAGGGCAATAACCGTACAGTATTATTAGAGGTAAATCCTAATAAAGATAATGTGGAAATCGTTCATTGGCACTTTGTTGACGAAAGAGGATTGCAAAAAATAAAAAAGCAAGCTGACCGTGAGGACGGGCAACTCCTCATACTGCCTTCCAATAAGGAAGAGGTCGGTGCCCTTTCCGACCCTACGGTCAACTTGTCTGCTGCAAAGATAGACAATTCTTCTGAAACTGCCAAGGAAAATGGCGAAAAGTTTTCATTGAAGGATGAAAAAATCAAAAGTGTTGCAGAAAAGTTTGGAGTAAATGAGGATGATGTTGCTATGTATGCGAATGCAGTTGAACGAGGTTCTACTGCTGAGGCAGCACGTGCCAGAGCAAACATCAAACGATATTTATTGCAGGCAAATGAAGACAAGATTTCCTCATTTAAGGATATTATTAAGTACACCAAACCTATAAATGAAGCCTTGAAAGAGAACTTTGGTGACCTTGACGCTATGATTGAGGAACGAAGAAAGCAGGTGGAGGCTCAGCGTAATGCTATGGAAGCTGCAAGAAAAAGAGCGCAGGAAGAGGAAGAGAAGAGACAGAAACATCTGGATGAACTCTCTCTGATTCCAACTGATGAACTTGATAAGCGTTATATGGATGCCATTGCTAATAATGATGAATCAACGGCAAGGGAAATGCTTGATGAATCAGCCAGACGTAATGGTTACGGTGACGTTGATAGCGATTACCAAGGTCAGGGAGCGTGGGCTGCTCCATCAAATCCTCAATATGAGTCTGATGAGGCAAGAAGAGCCGACATAGAAAACTCTCCTGATGTAAACTTGGAAGATATTGCATTAGGTTATAACTTGCAGCCTGATGATTATTTTGACAATCCAAGAGCGTATATGAACAATACTGCTTATGGATTGGAGTCTGCTCATGTTATAAAGAATGCACTTGATGCCATTAAGAATGGCGAGAAAGATGTTAAGGTTAAGGTTTATCGTGCAGTTCCTACTTCTGTAAAGGAAGGCAAGTTGCGTAATGGTGACTGGGTTACTCCTTCAAAGAAGTATGCTGAAATGCACGGTGACAATAGATTGGAAGGAAAATATCGTATCATTGAAGATGAAGTTCCTGCAAATCAATTATGGTGGGATGGCAATGATGCTAATGAGTTTGGCTTTGATGATGGCAGGGAATACCGATATAAGAATGCTAAGAATAATCGTAAGTTGAATGACCTCATAACTTATGATAATAAAGGCAACGTAATACCTCCTTCAAAGCGTTTCAATTCTCGCAAGAATGATATTCGTTTCTCTCTTGCTGGCGAGCGTGGTGCGGCTGCTGCTGACAAGGCAGAGGAGCGTACCATCCGTATGGATAACCTCTCCGTGGCAAAGGATATGGAGAAGAACAAAAAGAAAGCTAAGGCTATCAAGATGGCTACTGGCTGGGAACGTGGTGCTGATGGCAAGTGGAGATACGAAATGCCGGATGCCATGATCAAGGACACGATGGATGTAGGCGGTGGACATATTGTTAAGCGTTATGAGGATGATATGCTATGGAATGGTGGCAAGCTTTCTGATGTGATTGATGCTCCTGAACTATTCAAGGCTTATCCTCATTTGAAGGATGTACGTATTGAAACGGATGCCATTATGAACGATATGCCTTCAAATGGCGAATATAATGCCAAGACAAACACCATTACCATCCATGCTGACGAGCTGAAATATATGAATAGTATATTGAATCACGAGATTCAGCATGCAATCCAGTCTATTGAGGGCTTTGATAGAGGAGGTAGCCCTAGATTGGTTAGAGGTGAGATTAAGAAGAGATTAGCAGAGGTCACTAAGCAGATTCGCCAGTTGCGTGCAGAAGGCAAGGAAGATGAGGCTAAGGCTATTGTTGAGAAGAACAGAGGTCTTTATAACGCTTATCAGGCGAATGATGATTACAACAGCTACAAGTCGCTTGCTGGCGAGGTGGAAGCAAGAAATGTGCAGGAAAGAATGAATATGTCTCCTGAGGAAAGAAGAAGAACTCTCGCTGAATCTACTGAGGACGTGGCTCGCAAAGACCAGATTTTCTTGGGTGTGGGCGATGTGTCCTTCTCTCTCCGTGATATGGCTGACGGAAAGGAGAGTGGGGCGGCTGATATGGCTGAGGACTTGAAGAGTCTGAACACTCCTGGTGAGGTGGATGATGCTATCAATACTGCCATTGATGATATGCCTAGCGGCTGGCAGATGGCTAACAAGAAGATGATTCATATTGCTCAGGCTCTGGGCGAGAACCGCAAGGCTGAGATTGCTGGCGTGGAACCTAAGTTCTCCCTGAAGGATGGCTCTCTCATAAAGGCTGGAACCTACTTTAGCGGCGGCGGTCTTGTTGAGGAAGGCTTAAAGGGTATCATCGACCCTGTGGTGGCAGTGGAGTATGACGAGAAGATAAGCGGTGTTTATCGCAATAACTTCGGTCAGCATATCGTTACTGCTGATGTTCGTGACGTTGATCCAAAGGAATTGGTGAAGCAGATAGATGGCGAGGTTGAGTACTTCCATGCCAGCCCAGTCTGCAAGAACTACTCTCAGGCGAAGAGTAACCATGCAGAGGTGGAACTTGACAAGGAGACTGCTGCTAGTACTGCCGAGTTTATCAATGCTGTTAAGCCAAAGGTGGTGACCATTGAGAATGTGAAGGGCTATAAGGATTCAGATGCGATGAAGATTATCACGGATGCGCTTGATGCCAACGGCTACACTTGGGATGCAGATGTGTATAACGCTGCTGACTTTGGCGGCTACACCAACCGAGAGAGATTGATTGTCCGTGCGGTTCGTGATGGCAAACTCCCTGCCAAGCCTGAGAAGATGGCACGCAAGAGCGGATGGTATGAAGCTGTGGCTGATATTATCCCGACCCTGACCGAGAAGAAGAATGGTGTGGCTCCTTGGATGGATATTCGCTTGAAGGCTGATGGCATTGACTGGAGAAACATTGACAAGCCATTATATGTGATGGGTAGTGCCTATGCTGACGGAAAGATTCCTCATGCCTTCGCTGATGAACTGCTGCCAACACTCAGAACGAAGAGTGGTGATGTGATTGTGATGCCTGACGGCAAGGTATATCGTGCCATGGGTAGAGTGCTCGCAAGAGTATCAGGAGTGAGCGATGATTACAAAATGCCATTCTCTGAGAACCTGAGCCATACCATCATCGGTAATGGTATTCCTACCCAGTTGACCGAGCATGTTATTGCTCCTCTTTTGCAGAACACCTTGCGCCCAACAACTCCTGAGGATGGCAATACCAAGTTCTCCTTGCGCTATGATAAGTTTGAACATGACTTGAACCAGTGGAAGAAGGATAATAATCTGCCTAAGGATGCCCAGCGACCAACCATCCCACAACGCAACGCTGGTGAGAGTGCCGTTGACTTCCTGAGGAGAGTGGACGAGTACCGCAAGCAGATGGCTCTGTGGAAGACTGCTCCAACCTACGAGCAGCATCTTCTGAGTGATGATACTGCCCTTGGTGAGTTCAACCGAGAGTTGCAGAAGGGTTCAGTGCTCAAACGTATCGCCTTCCAAGATAGTATGCTGGCTATCCGCAAGGCTCAGGAAGCTATTATGAAGGAAGTGGGTGTTGACCGTCTGAATATGGCTGAGGATGCCTATACTGCCGAGAACCGCAGTCATGGCAAGGGAAAGAACGAGTTTGAGGAGTACAACAACGAGTTCCTTCAGCCACTCAGAAAGGCTTATCATCAGATGAAGAAGGTACTGGGCGATAGCTACGACAATGTGCGAGTCTATATGATGGCTAAACACGGCTTGGAGCGTGATGCTCAGATGGCTTTCAAGAAGTCTCTGGAAGCTGACTATGAGAATGTGAATCAGAGAAGTGCAGCATACAAGGCATACAAAAACGACTTGGATCGTGTGTCAAATGATGCAGACTTGGAGTTTGGCAGGGTAGATTTCACCACTTGGAGACAGAAGGATAATGCTCTCCGAGGAAAGTACTCTCCATCCTATATGGACTACCGCTATGATGATAACGGAATCGCCTACGATTATTCCGGCTTGTCTTCACTCTTCGATGGTTCAGACTTCGAGGAAGCTGCTCACAGACTGGTAAGAGATGTGGAGACCAAGCATCTTGCCGAGGTTCAGGCTCTTTGGAATGCTACGAATGCTGCCACCAAGAAGATTCTTCGTGATGGCTTCAAGGCTGGAATGATGAGCAAGGATGCCTACGAGTATGTGAAGGGTATGTATAGCCACTACATTCCTCTCCGTGGCTGGGATGGTACTACTGCCGACCAAGTCTGGGACTATATCGGTGGTGGCAAGGGTGCGTTCAATCAGACCTTGAAGACTGCACACGGACGAACCTCTATCGCTGATGATCCTATCGCATACATCGAGAATATGGCAGAGAGTGGAATCCTGCTGAACAACAAGAACTGGGTGAAGCAGCACCTGATGCTCTTGGCACAGAATCATCCTACCTCCCTGCTCACCCTGAGCAAGGCTTGGTATGTGAAGAGTACGGATGCCAACGGCAACGAGGAGTGGATTCCTGCTACCCCTCAGATTACTTCTCAGATGAATAGTAATCAGGTGAAAGCTGCCATTGATGCTTTCGAGCAGAAGATGGAGCAGATGGCTCAGACTGGTGATGCTACCCAGCAGAGAGACGGACTGAACATAGCCTATCCTCAGACTCATAGCGAGGAGAGAGAGCATGAGGTGCGAGTGATGAAGGATGGCGAGGAGTATGTAATCTACGTGAATGGTGACCCTCAGTTGGCTCAGGCGATGAACAATACCAGAGCACACCGAGTAAGAGAGATTCAGAGCGGTAAACTGGATAGGGCTGCTGCTTGGTTGGGAAGAAAGATGGCTGCTGCCTATACCAGTCTTTCACCTCTCTTCATTCCTTCCAACTACTTCCGAGACCTGACCATGACGCTGGCTTCTACCGCTATTCGTGAGGATGGCAGATACAATTATCTCCTCCGAAAGAATCTCGCTACCTCTTGGAATCTCGGTTTTATGCTGAGAGACTATCAGAACGGCAAGTTGAGAGAGAAGGTAAGCAACGGAAATGCTACGGCAAAGGAACAGATGTTCTATGACTTTATGATGAATGGTGGCGAGACTGGCTTTGTCTCTTCGCTTGACGTGGAAGACTTGAAGAAGAAATTCAAGAATGACTTGAAGGATTTGGATAGATGGAAGGCGAACCCAGTAAAGGTAGGTCATACCATCATGGATAGTATCGAGTTCCTGAACAGAATGATTGAGGATAGCAACCGATTTGCGGTCTATATGACTTCCATCCAGTATGGTCGCTCCATTGATGAGGCTGTGAATGATGCCAAAGATGTAACTCTGAACTTCAACCGCAAGGGTACTGGCGAATACGGATGGCAGATGATTAGAAACCTCTATCTCTTCATCAATCCGGCTGTACAGAGCTTGCAGACCTTGGGTGCGCTTACCAAACATCATCCTTTCAAGTTCACGGCTGTTACTGCAGCTTGGTTGGCGAGTGGTGTGCTGGTTCCTATCGTTAACGCTGCCCTGATGAGTCTGTTGGGCGGTGATGATGATAAGGATAAGTATTGGCAGTTCTCTAAGTGGGATAGACGAAACAATGCCATTATGTGGATTCCGTTTACCAACGAATATGTGAAGATTCCGCTTGCTCAGGAGTTCCGTGCCTTCTATGGCATAGGCGATATGATTGCTTCCAAGATGATGGGTGGCGAGTTGGCAGAGGAAACTTGGAGCCAGTATGCAGAAGACTTGCTCGGTCAGGTAGTAGATATGCTTCCGCTTGACCCGACTGGATATGATGGCAACATAGCAGTCAGCCTGATGCCGAACCCTATCCGTCCTGTCTTTGAGTTGGCTTTCAATGTTGATTTCACTGGCAAGCCATTATTCAAGGAGACAGAGTACAACAAGTATGACCCGAACTTCACCAAGGCATACGTGGGAACTCCTGATTGGCTGGTGCGAGTATCAAAGATGGTTAACTCAATCGGAAATGACTATCCTGATGTACAGCAGAATGCCATAGATGCTTTTGGAGACCCAAGATATAATCTGAACAACCCAGCAGTGGTTGATCACGTCTTGTCTTCCTATCTCGGTGGTGCATACACAATGGGTAGTCAGGTGCTCGGTGTCCTCACCAAGTCACTCAACGACCCGAAGGAAATCAAGATGGCAGACATACCATTGGTAAGCAAGTTCGTGAGCAACCCAGATGATAGACCAGTCACCAAGAAGCAGGGTGATGAGTTCTGGAATATGAAAGAGAATCACGACCGAGCAGCCAATACCCTGAACAAGTTGAAGAAGCAAGCTAAGGTGGATGGCGATTACTCTATGCTGGAGCGGTTCTACGGCTCTGAGGAGTATAAGCAGTACAAGCAGGAAGATGTGAAGGTGAAGAAGTATGAGGAAGACAAGAAGAAGGAACGTGCTGAGGAGAGTGGGGAGGAGTACAGACCTCACAAGCTGAATGCCGAGGATATATATAAGGCTCACGCTACTCCGAAGGATGATTTCGAGGATTTGAAACTGAAACAACTCTACACCAAGTTGAACGGATTCAAGACTTCCTACGACCTCTTGGTTGACACGGCTCCTGGTCAAAGCGATGGTTACTACAACACCAACAAGGTTGCCATTGATGCCATTGACGAGATTTCCCTTGACAAGCAGGAGATTTCCGAGTTGAAGAAGGGCTTCTTGGAAGATGGCAAGGATGCCTACAATGCCGAGGACATGAAGAGAATCCGTGAACTGAGAAAGCGAATCCTCTCCGTGCTGGAGCCAGCCAATAAGGTGGTTGTGGCTAACCAGAAGGCGAAGGCTGAGAAGAAGTAATGCAAATATGACTATCCCCCGAAGGTGTCATGCTTTCGGGGGATAATTGTCTCTAGGCAAGGAATCTGCTTTCAATCCGGCACAAAACACCCTTGATTTGATAGGAAAAAGTTTCAATCTGAAAGTATTAACAAAGATTATACTTTAAATTCCCTCAAAATAACTTCGTTTTCAAAAAATCCCATTATCTTTGTAGTATCTAAGAACATCTGTTTATCAGATATTTAAATCAACGGTTCAATACCATTAAACTTTAAAAACGAAACGCTTATGGATAAAAATGAAAATGACCAACGTGTCAGTAGAATGTTCGGCGAGATAGTTAAGCTTATCCCCGAACGCAGCAAGATCAAGACAGACTTGCTTTATTTCAAGTATGCGCCTATATTGGTCATGCTTTTCAGATGGTATGGTATATCTCAGTTCTATGACAACAAAATGGAGATAACGCTGTGGTATGAAGAGAACGAGGAACCTATCTGGTTCTTCTACTTCATCACTTACATTCTTTACCCGATTTCTCTTTGGAAAGGTCAGGTGTTGCACCGATTGTGTGTAGAGTGGCGCATTCCGATTTTCTATATTGCAGGAGTCAATGTGATTCACGTCATGTATGATTCCATCGTTATCACGAATCAGATGTACTATTGTGATATGTTCCTAATTACACTCATTTTAATTATATATGCTTATGTCGCAATTAGTAAATTACAGCATCATCGAAGCAGGACTTCGTGCTCTTGCAGATAAGGCACATGAATCAGCAGTAGCCCAAGCAGAAGGCAAGCCTATCCCTTGCGGTCTGTCAGAGAATGATATGGAACTGGTGGTACTCCTTACTGCCATGATGAATGATACCCAAGCCAACAAGGGCTGGTGTGCTCACGAAATGGGGAAGTCTATCTCTTCCTTTGAGAAGTATGTTCACGATGGAAAGATACCTGAGGGCATCCACGACCAGTTCGGTCACGAAAAGAAGTGGAACAAATCGCTCATCAGGTTCTTCGCCAACAAGAAGGCTTTCTTCCGCAAGCAAGCCCGAAAGTATGGCATAAGCATATAGCATCCACTACACATTATTATATATAGGAGAGACCCAATCGCCCCTCCTGTATTTTTACGACCTTTTCCGTAACCATAAATCTTTGCTCATCATATACTTATAGAACCTTTTACGAGTTTATCAATCTCTATCCATATTATTCGTATCTTTGTGCTCGTAACGTTACAAAGTGAGTATCATTTAGTGTTTAACAAAAAAGATTTCAGGATAATATGGAAAGTAAAACGTATGTATTCGGAAACGAAGGCTCAACATCCAACAATGGGATGCTCGGTCTTCTCGCACCCCTTCTCCAGAAGCAGGGTGTTGACCCAAATGTCCTTCTTGCCATGAAGGGAAACAATGGTTTCGGTGGCGAAGGTGGATGGTTTATGTGGGTAATCTTCCTCTTCTTCCTCATGGGCTGGGGTGGTAATGGATTCGGTTTCGGCAATGGTCGTGGTGGTCTTGCCAATGAGATCAACAATGACTATGGTCGTGGTCTCCTGATGGATGCCATCGGTGGCAACCGCAATGCGCTCAGTAACCTTGCCACTCAGCTCAACTGTACTGAGGGGCAGATTCAGAATGCCATTTCTGCCTTGACTTCTCAGGTTCAGAGTGTAGGTAATCAGGTTGGTATGAGCGGTATGCAGACTATCAATGCGCTGCAGCAGGGTAATATGCAGATTGCTCAGCAGATTGCAAACTGCTGCTGCGAGAACCGCTTGGCTATCTGCCAGCAGACTGGAACCTTGCAGAATGCCATCAACAACGTGGCTGTTGGTCAGGAGCGTGGCTTCTCTAACGTGGCTTACGAGACCCAGCGACAGACTTGTGACTTGCACAACGCTATCAAGGAGAGCACTCAGATCATCGTTGACGGACAAAAGCAAGCTGAGTTCAGGGAAATGCAGAACAAGATTGATGCCCTCCGTGAGGAGAACAGCACCTTCAAGTCTTCTGCTATGACCTCTCAGATTGTGGGTCAGGCGGTGGCTCCTATCAATCAGGTATTGGCTGGCTTGCAGAACGAGGTGGCTGGTATCAAGTGTAAGTTGCCTGAGACCGTAACCACTCCTTACAGCCCATTTACTGCGGTTCCTAATTGTGTTGCTTATCAGGCTGGTTTGTATGGACTGAATGCTGCAAACAATGCAGGATTCTGGGGTTAATAAGGAAAGGAGGCTGCTATGTTTTGGTTAAGACCATTTACATGGGTGAATCGTAATGGTTCGGCAGCTATCGCTTCTACGGGCGTGGTGGTGAACACCAACAATGTTGTTTTCTCGTTCAAAAACCATGCCTTCGTGAATGCCAGCTACAGAGGAACGATTTTCGTGAACCTGATGCAGGCTATTCCGACTGGAACGACTGGCACGCTGCCTATCCTTTTCGAGACCAACGGAGCGACACAAGCTGTGAGCAAGTTCAATGGCGAACCATTGACGGTTGCAGATGTGCCGGGTACTGGAGTGGTTCAGCTCTGGTTCGAGCGAGATACTAACACCCTTCAACTTATGACGGGTATTGTTTAACAACAGAATAGATAATAGGAGATTACATTATGTTTCAAGGTTTAAGAACAAATTCTTTATTCTATGTCCTCGACAAGGGCGAGAACCCGAGCTTGCGAATCGGTCAGGTTGTTTCGGTAAGCAACCCTCAGACGAGATACCCTTCTTTCAATAATGGCTTCACTCCTCAACCTATGGAGACTGTGGTTGATGTGAAGGTGAAGATCAATGATGAGGAAGTGGATTTCAAGCAACTTCCAGCTAACGGACAGATAGCCAACGACAAGAATCTTGTGGTAAGCGATAGCAAGGATGCCATGAGTTCCGAGGTCGATGCAATGCTGAGACAATCCAAGGCGATACTGGAGAGCGTAGATTACCACGAGAGAGTCGTAAAATCTTGCGAGGAAATGCTACTGCATCTCAACCCCCAGATAGCCAAGGAGAAGGAACAGACCGAGAAAATCAACAAGTTGGAAGGCAAGGTTTCCGGCATTGAGGGCAAGATTGACAAGATGATGGGATGGCTCCAACAGAGCATCAACAAGTAATCTCCTATCTATTCACTTTAATATCTTATGATTATGGTAATGATTGAGATTACAGAAGATAAGTTCGATGATTTGTATGACAACATCGAGTCTATGCTTGGTTTTGGCAGCAAGGCTATGTCTTGTCTGAAAAAGATGAAGCAGGAGCGTATGGGTGAGCGTATGCCTGATTATCGTGACGATTGGAGAAGAGAGCATGAGGAACGTGAAGAGCGTGAGAACAGACGCAGATTCAACAACGTGAACGATGATTGGAACTACTCGAACCGCTATGGTGAAAGAGGTGGTGGCGGCTACAATGGTGGCGGTCGCTAGTGTTTAACTTGGGAGTTTTGGCACAGACATTTATGTCGTGACCAGACTCCCTTTAATATTCAGCAATATGGGAAAATGCAGAATGCCATTGGATATGTATGACCTCAAACCTGAGGCAATGGTTGCCTATCTCAGATACAATGGCTATCATTTCAGCAAGAAGATGTGTGAGTGGGCGGTGAAGCAGATGTATAAGTACGACCCTTCCTCCAAGCGTGATGTAAGTGTCTCGTTTTGGGATAAGGAGAAGGTGGATGCCCTTCTGCTCGGTCAGGGAATCGAGGTGAAGAATAAGATAGGCTACGACCATGTATATGTGGCGAATATGGCGAGGGCAGACTTCTATAAATCTTCCATCAAGGATGAGGAGCAGCTAGCTCAGTTCATCAAGGATATGGTGGATGATGCCGACCAGAAGGATGGTTTCATCTTCAACAGATTCTATGCCGACTGCTGCCACAACGGAGTGCCTATCCCTTGGGAAGATGTGTTATGATCAGAAGAGTAATACAACTCCCGAAGTACGATTGGAGCATAGTATGTTTCATAGGTTATCAGCCGGATGATGCCGATGAGATATGCTATGCTCTTTCTGATATAGGATGCAGTGGCAATCCATTATCAGAAGCCAAAGAACATCTAACCAAGCAGAGTGCAGACAGAGGTCTTACGTATTCCAACCTTGCCCAACGGAGAAGCGTTCTTGCCATAGGTAAGGGCAATGCCGCAAGTATTATAAATACCATCGGTCACGAACTCCTGCATGTAGTAGCGCATATCTGTGAGCAGGATCATATTGATATGTTTAGCGAGGAGCCTTGCTATATGATGGGGAGTCTGTGCGAGAAGTTCTTCAAACTTATGGGTTAAGCTTTCTGCAAAAGAAAAGAGGCAGTGCTAAGCACCACCCCTATTAAATTTTCTAATCCTCGAAAGCCAAAAACAATTCAACATCAGTTCTCGGGTGTACCTTATCTAGGTTGACTTTAAATTTGTTCCAATCATAATCAGACATTACTACTATTGTATGAATTGATGCAAAATACTCTTTCAGTTTAGGAAGCCCTTCCTCTCTGCTTAGGAATTGATGAAATTTCTTAGAACGATGTCCATTTGCATTCTTTGGATTGAGTTTCTCTAATTCAGGTAGAATAGGAGCTATACGCTCATAGACAATATCTCTAATCCAGTTACCCATAACACCTGGCATCTTTCTAGTACTCTGCCAATCCCAATGTTTCATCTTATAAATATCCATAAAAAACTCATCAGGAAATGTCTTCACCCACTTAGCGGCTTCTTTCATCAAGAATTGATTCAAGAAAGTTTGCAACTTGTCTTTGACATCATCCTTTACCTTATCAAAGCCAGTGGCTTCATCCACCATGGCAATTATACCAAGTCTTGCAAAAGCTCTCATTAGTATTTCACATTGTGCAGCTATAATAGCTTGTCTTGAAGACAGGGTTACGTGCTTTCTAGCTTCCAAGAAAGCATCACAAATATCTGCCAATGTCTCTGCCTTATAGCCATTGATGATACTATTACCATCTGTGCATTTTATCGGCTCTAGTTGGCCTCCATCTAAATACTTAGAAATAAATGGGTTAAGTGTCTTTTGACTAAGATATCTGGTCAACCTTGTTCCTGATGGTTTTACCTCATCCTCATCTATCATACACAATGCTTTTTGCATAGCATTACCAGAGATAACTCTAGTTCCATCACTTAAAACATAGCAAGGAATTTCAATCCCATTTAAATCCAATATTCCCCGAAACTTAACAACTCTATCTTCACTATATAAATCACCGACTTCAACTCCTAGAATGTCTGCCACTTTTTTCATTGTAGCTTTAGAAGTAGTTCCATTTACTATTTTGCTAACTCCTACTTCTGTCATATCTAGTTTTTCGGCAAGTTCCTTTTGGCTCATGCCTTTTTCTTTTAAAAGTTCTTTAATCTTATTCATATTATAATTTGTTTTATTTTGATTACAAAGATAAAACAAATTACTTATTAAACAAAGAAAGAATTAAACTTTTAACTTATTTTAGTAGTGTTTTTATGTATCAAACTGAAATTTCCCACAAAAGTGGAGGGTAAGCCCTTGACCTACCCTCTATCTTATCTACTCATACTTAGGTTCCTCATACACCAAGTTATGCTCATCTACGTAAGCCTTGGCTTCTGGGTATGTGTCAAACTCTACTGCGGTGGCATTTACTGCTGGGAATACCTCAGCATTGTCACCTTCCTCTGTGAGAGGGAACACCATCTTGGTTCCCTCATGTACTACCTTATACTTCTTTGTTAACTTATTCATATCTTGTTTCCTTTCTTTGCTTTAATGTTAAACTTATGATACCTTATGCAGGAGTGATTGAGACCGTATATCCCTTACTCTGCAAAGTCTGTACTGCTGCATCTGATGCTGATGTACGAGTGCCAATCAACGAGATTGTCTTATACCAAATATATTCACCAATAAACTTAGCTTCAAGCGTTGCCATATCGTTGAGGAAAGCATCAATATTATTACACTTACACTTTTCTAATGCTAAGATATTTGTTCTGTTTTTAATACCTGTCCATGTAAATGTGCCAGTATTACTGTTTCCTTGTACCCATAAAACATTATTTGGTAAAACAGATAAATCACCATAAACACTTGTGCCTTTAAATTGTAATTGGTTAGTTTTTGTATTCTTATAAACAGAAATATCACCAGTTACTTTAGTATTCAAAACACTTGGAATATCAGTAAGACCAGTCAATTTACCAAACACAGCAATATCACCTGTTACCTGAGTGTTGGATAAATTTAAATGTACGAGACCCGTCAATTTGCCAAGCACAGCAATATCACCTGTTACCTGAGTGTTGGATAAAAATAATATTTGAAGACCAGTCAATTTGCCAAGCACAGCAATATCACCTGTTACCTGAGTGTTGGATAACATTAGATTTATGATATTTGGAGAATACTTCAGCGATTCTATATCGAAAGAAAGTTTACCTTTAAAATCTTTCCAATATTTTGATAAGGAAGAACCAAAACTTCCCAATGAATATTTTTCAGATACAACAATTTCATAATCACCATTGCTGTAATACACTAATGTTTCAGTATTAGCTGCAATATCCATTACCTTACCTTTATTTTCAGATAAAGTCTCATTCGTAAAATAACCATTACCTATAATGCGAAGATGGGTGTCTTTATTATTTCGTACACTAAATTTTTGTGAATCAGCAGTAGGAGACTCCACCTTGCTAACTTTAATACAGAACTCTCCAATACGTAACAGAGAGTCATTCTGTACAGAGCCATTTAATTTTGTAATCAAACATTTTTCCATAATCATTTCTTTTTATTATTTATAATTCCATAAAACATCGCAAAAATCAATTCTCTTTTCTAGCCACATTTTGATTCTTTCCTTTGAATCATATATTCCGTTTGTATAATAGTTACCATCAGTTGTTGGTGTACTTCCTAAACATTCTTTTACACACTTATAATAGTAGTTATCATACCCACCATTACCATAACAAACAATAGTACCTACACTATAATTTGTTTCTGCATTATATGAATTTATAGATTCCAATTCACTCTTTGATAATGGTATGTATGGTTCCCAATGCTCATCAAGATTTGTCGGCTTTCTATATGATGGAGAATTATTCCATTTAGTTACACTCCTTTTTAATGCATCAGTACCTAATCTGTCAAACCAATCATCAACTATCTTGTTTAGATTCTCTTTAGTTATGATACCTTTGTCTCTAAGAGTTTTATACATAGTCCCAATCTCCTCTGCATACAATGACTTTATTACAAAAAGAGGATTTGTTGAATTAGAATCAAAAATCTCCCTAGACAGCGATGAAGTCCACAATATGCCGTTCCATGCTTTTCCAAGACAAGAATCACAATCATAGATATTATATCCAACCTTTTTGTCATAGATGGTTATCTGAGCATTATTATACCATCCATCCTGATTATAAGTCAATTCACAGAATATGATATATGCTAACAAATTATCAATATCAAAAGATTTCTCTACAATCTTTTTCTTTTCCTCGTTAGTAGATGCAGAGTTCACTTCTGACTTATATGCCTGACACGCTTCTATAATAGCCTTTGTCTTTGCAGTATTTACCATATCCTTATTGTCAGCATTATAATTTACAGATGTGACTTTAAATGTATCAGTGCCAGTTGTTGCAGCATTTAATTTTGAGAATGTGTATTGCTGACCGGCAACAGTATCTGTACCAATAAGCTCTCCCATGTGTGTATCAGCATCATATTCCTCGCCATCTACACAAATAAGTTTTTTAGGATTACGTATTTCTGCACTTATCCAATTAAAACTATCTCCATTAAACATACCTCCAACATTATCTATCAGAATGCTGGTGTAGTCTTTTTTGTTCATGGAATAATTTTTCCTGTTCTTTTTAAGAGACCATATAAAGAGACCATAATACTCACCATTCAGATACACTTCGCAAGGAAATTGTGAAGGCATACATTTGGCTTGTGAAAAATCGTTGTCCATATCACCAGTTCCACATATGAGAACATTATCTGAACTTATGTGAAATCTGTTTGAACGTACATTAAGGAATGACGTGATTTGCTCACCAATTTCATAGCAAATTGGCTGTGTTGACTTTAATGAATCCTTGTAGAAGGCTTTAAGATGAAAACCATCCTGTGCTACCCAATCACCGAACTTTATTTCAAACTCATTACCACCCCAATCATCTGAAAACAAATCTATAGCACAAGATTTCATAGGGTCATGCATTGTGCTAGCACCTTGTGCATTAAGATATGCTTTTATCTTAAAATAGTTTCCTGCAAAATCAAAGAACTCAATATAAGCCTTATCATTAACCAACTTTTTGCTAGGCATTTGATTAACACCAGTAATGTTAATTACTGCTTTAGTGGGAATTGGTAATTCAAGAGCAGAATCATGCTTGTCATACCAGTCACTCCAGTCTGTTTTACCTTTAGTGTCAAAGCCATTTGCTTTGAGAGCATCTTGGATATTATTCACACTATTCCCTTGAAGATTGAGATTTGACACATCAAGGTTAGTAACTTCCATATCATGCTCATGTTTTTTTCCCCTTGAATCACGCCATGACATTACCTTATTTTCTGCATCAGTTGTAATCTCAGTCCTTCCCTCAGGGTCTTCAATATGAGAAAACTCTTCTGGGATAGTTTCAGATTTGGCATTATGGATATAATGACTACCATCATTGTTAGTAACAGACAGAATCTTTCCGTCTGCATCTTTCTCTACTGCAAGATACTCAGGATTCTCCTGTAAAGAGAAAACATCAAGGAGTTCTTTGAGATTGGTATCTATTGTACCTACCTTCTCCTGTAATGATGTAAAGTCTGATTGAAGCTGAGAGATAACTTGCTTCAAGGCATTGACAGCATGGATTTCTCCAATGATTTGTCCGTCTCTTCTGATACCAAGGAGCACATGGTTTGAAGCATCCTTCCAAAGAGCGAAGAACTCTTCATTCTGTTCAACGTGATACATTTCATTGAGAGGATAATAAGGCTTGCCAGTTGCTCTGTAGAAACCAAACAGAACCTTATCATCTGAATCCACTATAGCTTTGATAAACTCCTCATTTTCGATTACTCTAAAGTACTCCTTTACTTCATCTTCAATGAGAGACTTTCCTTCTTCCTTGTCAACCTTACCTTCCTGCAATGCAGTGATGCTTGCAGACAATTCTTCTTTGGCAGCATTAATAGATCCAAGAATATCTGTCTTATCCTGCTGGCACTGGTTGATAATTTCCTGTAACTTGGCTCTGATTGGTGCAGGAATACCCTTGCCCCATTCAATGGAACCATCAAGCTGAATACCAAAAATGAAGTGGTATTCTGCATCTACAATTACCTTGATGAACTCTGGAGATTCAATTTCACGGAATGGAAGTGCAAACTGGGAAACTACCTTGTCCTTTGAATCACCAAACTCTTGGGCAATATTTTCCTTGTTGAATTTCTTTCTTGCAAGTTCATCAATAGCTCCCTGTGCTGTTACAGAATCAAGACCACTCTCTGTGTTCTCGTATGTTACTGCTGTGGCTTGGCTTGCACCACCACTTGCGGAAATGCCCTTGATGGCTTCCTCCATCTGAGTGCTGCGAGTCTGCAACAAAGAAATGTCACCATCGTTGGCAGTGATTTGCTGCTGCTTATCGTTAATCTGAGACTGGAGGTCTGTGTCCTTCTCTTTCAGTTGCTTGACAGACTTATCTACATCTTGGATCATCTGACTTAAATCCTCAGGAAGACCAGTGGCGGCTTGGATGGTTTTGCGAAGCTCTGGATCAAACTTCTCGATGCCAAGCGTATCGTCTGCTACCTTTTCATTTGTGACTGAGCCGTCTTTGATTTTTTCCGTAGTTACAGATCCGTTGGCGAAATGTTTGGTCTCCAAGGATGCCTCACGAACTACCCTGCCATCAACCGACTGGTTGCCAAGTTTCGGGTTTGTAATAGCTCTCTCCTCTACCTTCTCAGTTGTTACAGCCCGGTCGTTGAGCTTCTCGGTGATGATTGCCTTATCCTTAACCTTATCGTAGGTGACTGCCTCAGGAGAAAGTTTGGAGTTATCAACTGCGCCATCATTCAACTTATCCGTGGTTACTGCCTTGTTGTTGATTTTTTCGGTCTCTACGGATGAGTCGGCAAGTTTGGAGGTGGTGATGTTTGCATCTGCTACCTTGTCGGTGGTGACGGATGCTGCATCCAGTTTCTCTGTAGTAACGGCTTTGTCGGCAATCTGTGTAGTTCCGAGTTGGTCGGTCTTGTTGACCTTCTCGTCAAGAATCTCCTTGGTGGATTTGCCCGAACTCTCATCCTTCACATACTTAGTGTATGTCAAGGTCTCATCGGCTCTTCCACTTACGAGCGTGTTGTTGAATTTTACTTCTTCTGCCATATTATTTTAATTTAGCGTTATATGTATATTCTCCTGCTTTCAACTCATCTGACCAATAATAGTATATATCTCCTACTTTAGTAGAGTTGAGATTTGCCGTGAATCCTGACTGAGTGAAGACAACAGGAACACGGCTGGCAAACCAGATATATGGCTTGTCCTTGGTGGTAGTGATGGTGATAGACTTATCAACCATGTCACCCACAACCTTGGTGAGGTCTTCTATGTTGAACTGGCACATATTCTTGGCAGCGGTTGATCCGTAATAGTAGATATTATCATCGCCATTCGCCATGATGCTTACGTAGCCTGATACGGCTGGAATCTCAATCTTGCCATCCTTGTAAGCATCTCTTGTGATGTCGGCTCCATCCATGATTACTTTCACCAAACCGATATTGAATCCTTCGGCAGGAGTAAGAGTTGCTTCAAATTTCTCACCCAACTTCAATGTAGCAGGAGTAGAGGAGAGGGTAACATCATCCAAGGAATAGACGAATGTACAATCAGACTGATTCTTGGTGACCATATAATATCGAAGGTCGAACATTCCAACCGTCTCACCTTGGAAGACTCCTACTGGAACTTTCACCCTTTGATTGGTCTCTATGATCTGCAAGATGTTTCGCTCCACACTCTTCATCGCATAACCCTCATAAGTCCACGAAACGGCTACATTGTAGTTTCCGATTTCCAAGGTGGATGGAATATTGCATACCAGCACATTATGCTCGATGCCACCGATAGAAGTAGGAACGATGATGGAATCATCGAAGCAGCATTGTAGTTCCACCTTGATATCGGATGCTTGTGTCATATCGAAGTCAACCAAACGATTGAACTCCTTGGACATTTCCATCTTCCGCACCAAGATATGAAGCTTGAAAGCATTTCCTTGTACTATTTTATAAATCATATTTTGATACACATTATTAATAATAGCGCAAAGATAGGCAGAATTTTCTCTACCTATCTCTTATCCATTAACTTTTGGGCATTAAATCAAGCCCTTCCATCTGAGGAACTTGCGCTTGCGGATGCGCTTTCCTCTCTCGCTCTTGCAGTTGGTATGATAGACACAATCACGGAAGAGGTCTCTCGACTTCATATCCTTATCTACCAGTTTGGTCTTCTTGAAAGCCTCGAAGAGGGGGCGGTTCATAATCATCAGGTTGCCCTTCTCCGTAGGTAGGACAAAGTAGATTTCACCCTTGTTCTTCTTGGCTGCATAGTCTGCCTTAGCCGTAGCTTGGCGGTACATAATCTCGCATTTGATGCGCTTGAAAATCTTAGTAATCTTCATAATCGTATAATTAAAGTTGAAACTATATGATGGTTGCTGCCGAAACAGAAACCTTTTTTCTCATTACCCTAGTCTGATACAGAACCATCTTAGGCATTTTCATTTCATTGAAGCAGATATGGAGTCCAATAGCTCTTGTCATGAGCAAATCATCGTGCTTGCCATCAATGGCTCCGTATGCTCCATTCTTCTTGCGCTCGTAGGTAAGGAACTCGTTCAGGCATCGCTGGTCTCGTTCAACGTATAGATGCTCTCTGACTACCTGAACCAGTACAGAGATAACCATTGGCTTGGTTGCTACATTGGTATGGAATCCGTACTTGCGTGGAACACCTTCCTTAATGTCTGCTTCACTCTGTTTGCGTGCATAGAGATTGTCATATACATCCTTGATTTGATTCAGGATGAACTCAGACTGATCACCACCTTCCAAGATATGTTCCTTGTCTTTCGTCTCCAAGGTGTTGGATTCAATCACCAAGAGGGCATTATCATAGAACTTGGCTATCTGTGCTGCTTTCCAAGCCAGCAAGTCCATATCAATATGCCCATACCATTGGGCTACCACATACGGCTTGCCACCTTCCATCATCCAGTATCGGTCAAAGACACAGATAACAGACCAGTCAGCCTTACTACCTCTACCACCAATATCCACTACAACCAAATATCGGTTGGTCACCTTGCAATCGTCAAAGTACTCCGGCTTGCTCCATATCCACAACTGCCCAGTCTTGTCTTCCGTGAATCGCACGTTCTGTAGGCACTTCTTGCCCTTGTAACCATCACCATAAACATCACCGATAAACTTAGGTGATCGGCAACCTTTCTTGAACTGGTCAACCTTCTCCTCAGCAAATACCTTGGCTCCTGAGTGCTTGAATGCCTCAACTGGGTCAGATGGGAATCCGCTAGCCATATCTCCATGGTCTGTGAACTTCTTGCGCTCCACAATATACCAGTTGATGGCTTCCAAAGGTGCTCCCATCTGCCACAATTTCCAAAGGTATGTACCCGGCTCATCACGGTTAGACATTGTGTTGGTGTTGTTGCGGTTGTCGTATAACCATTTGGCAAACTCCTCCTTCTTTTTCTTGCTTTCAAAGTCAAGATGGTAGAGGTCGTAAATCTCAAACCAAGGAACGAAGAACGGCTCAAATACTGATTCACCTTTCTCTGCTGCCAGCCATTCCTGATGGAAGAAGTTGCCAGTACCATTGGCGGTTGACTCATATACAATCATGGTGTATGGTCTGTAGAGCACACCATTGGTTGCATTCTGAACAACTTGCTCAGGAGACTTGCCTTCTGTCTTCTCCCACAATCCTACCTCAGAACAATGGATGAGGTTGTAATCTTCACCATTGGCGGAAGTCGGATTCTGCATAGAACCTACCTTGATTTTGCAGAATCGCTGAGGAACCTTCTTCACGTTGCCGGATGTACCAAATCCTACAAACTTAGGCTCGTTCTCAGAATAGGCTTCTCCCATTTCGTGCAGGAACTTGGTCGGAAATTCCTTCAACGCTTCATCAAACATTCCTCGGATGGTTTCTGCCGTGTCCTTGACCTGAGCGATGATGAGCGAGTTGAGACCCTTCTGCCACATAATTTGCAGCCAAAGGAAGTACATCTGAATGACCGTTGAACCTCCCCATTGTCGGGCTTTCAGCAGGATGAGTCGGATAGGGCGGTTCTTCTTTCTTCTCTCTTCCAGCCACCTGAGCAGTCTGCGCTGCGGTCTTCTCAGCACAAAGCGGAAGGGGAGACCTCCACCTTTCGGCTTGATATAGATGAACATGGCGAAGAAGAAGAAGGGGTCGTGCTTCATCCTGATTCGGGTGAACTGCTCCACCAGTTGCTCCATTTCCTCTTCAAGGTTGTATGGCTCATCCATATCCGCATGCAGTTCCTCGATCACCGCCTTGCAGCTACCCAGTTCCAGCAGCATCTTGATGAGCGGAATCTTCTTCATGCTCATCGGGAGGTGCTGCTTCTGAATCGGGAAGTCAGGCAGGAAGAGCAGGAATCGCTTATCTCCACAACCCTCACCCTTGATCGGGCTGAAAGGAGTGTTGATTTCCTTGATGCGCTTCTCATTCTCAGTCAGGATGCTCAATACATGTTTGTCTAGTGCATCTGTCAGCTTGGTTCCTATGGCTACTTGTCTTGGCATATCGGAGAATTAAGATACCCCCACAACAGACCGACTACATAGCAATAGATGTGGATGCCCACTGCCATGCAAGGAATGAAAAATCCTACACATATATACGTGAGAATGATGATGTTGTATCTCACCTTCTTCTCTACGAATGGGGCGATATATCCCATATAGGCATATACGATACCGCTGAGACCGATGATGGGTACGCTAGAACTGGGGTAATAGCTTACGGCTATGAGATAGAACACCACCATATCTACGATGCCGCAAGGTCTGGCTTTCAGGCATTGGTGCAGCACCCAAATGTTGATGGCAGCATGGAAGACGTTCTGATGGAAGAACGGGTAGGTAAGTCGGTTCAGCATAGAGCAACCTTCATAGAGACCCATTCCATCATATCCAAGGAATGTGATACACATTATTATAATGTACCCAGCATAAAGCGCAATCTTTTCTTTCTTAATTCGTAACATCTTTCCTTCTCCTCCTTTCTCACCTTGTGAAGAATCACGTGTATGGATTTCGGAGAAAGATAGAAACTGGGAGCCTCCTGATTGCACACGTAACTAATGGCATCCAACTTGGTGATAGAAGGATGCTGCTTGGTATAAGCTATAAATCTGCGGTATATTTCCTGAAACATTTCTCTCTTGGTAGGGTTCATGTTATTCAAGGATTTCCCTTTGATCATCGTCAGAATAACATTGTAAGCCCTGATATCCGAGACCCAAAAACGCTTGCTTGAAGATTGCAGTAATCTCTGCTCAATCTCCAAGAGGCTGATATTGTCTCTTACTGATATGATTTCCTTGTAAGCTCTCAATATGTCAGCGTTTCGCTCTTGTGTAAAGTCACATCGTGATCCTTTATGTTTCATTTTCTTATGATGCAAAGTTACAAAAAAGTATTGAAACAACCAAATTATTCATATACGATTAATTAAAGTTAACGGATAAGATTAATTATAGGCGGAAAAGCATTACTTTTGGGCATTGATTTATAAATTAATACATATATATATGCCTGATAATACAAATACGGAACAGAATGCTGGTGCTGCTGCACAGCAAGCTACGAAGACCAAGAGAGACTTGGCTTTGGAGCGTTTGAAGACTCGTCACCCCGATACCGAGTATGCGGATGATGAAGCTATCTATGGTGCTATCAATGATGATTATGATGCCGATCAGAAGTCTTTGCAAGGTTACAAGGATAACGAGAAGGCGATGGCTGACTGGATGGGAAGTGACCCTGCAGCGGCTACCTTCCTGCAGGCGATGAAGGCTGGCAAGAGTCCTTATGCAGAATTGATTCGTACCCACGGAGAGGATGCTATCGACTACTACTCTGATCCTGATAATGCTGACGAGATTGCCAATGCTCAGTCTGAGTTCTTGAAGAATGCGTCTGATGGCAAGAAATTGCAGGAGGAGTATGACAAGAATATGCCAGCCAGCTATGCGGTCTTCGACAAGTTGGAGAAGAAGTATGGCGAGGAAGCGGTGAACGAAGCTATCGACCAGTGCTTCCAGACGATGAACAATGTGGTGAAAGGTATCTTCACAGAGGATATGATTACTGCATTCATCAAGGCAAAGAATCACGATACCGATGTAGCTGATGCTGCTCATGAAGGTGAGGTGCGTGGTAAGAACACCAAGCACATGAAGAACTTGGAACTGCGCAAGAAGGGCGATGGTACTGCCGACCTGGACTCAGCGAATGCCGAGACCAAGAAGACCGACAACCAGCCGGAATTTGGTGCGCTTGGCAGGGTTACCCGAAGAGGAAACATCTGGGAACGTGGAAACGAGAAGCGAACACGCATCCGATAAGATAGAGTTAGATTTATATAATGTTTAATTAATATTTAGGATAATGAAAGTAACAAAAAGTACATTTAATCGACTGTTCTCCATTTTTATTATGGTGATGGCAGTTATTTTTGGTGTCAATGGTCAGGTGCTGATGGCTGAGGCAACTCTCCCTGATGGCGGTACTTCTGAGAGTGGTCACCCTGCGGAAGCAGGCGGTGCTCCTGCTGCTGGCGAAGCTGGCAATGGTGGTGCGGCTCGTCAGAGTGAGGGTATCGCTAACGAAACCAAGGGTCGTGAGCACTTCAACGAGAAGGGTATTGAGTTTTACAACAATGACATCAACGAGAAGATTATCAAGATTCGCCCGATGGCAACACCAGTGGATCAGATTTCCCGTTATGCCACAACCAAGTCGGCAAGCTCCTTTGTTGTTGAGTATTGGAGTATCGGTACTCGTCCTATCCGAACCACAGTAAAAGAGAATACTGAGGCAAGTACTGGTACATCTATGGTATTGAAGGTAGAAGACCCTGAAATGTTTACGCTTGATGATACCATCCGAGTGGTTGGTGTGAAGGCTGTCACTAACTATAAGGGTGTCGCTTATTCAACCATTACTGATGCTCCTACTCCTGATTTGGTGCTCTGTGTGTGCGGTAAGGACACAGAAGGCTATCCTATCGTGTATGCCATTAATGGTAACATGGTCAGCAAACAGCCTATCGGTGTTCCTGCCTTGAAGCAGGGTCAGAAGTTGATTCGTATGGCAAAGAGCTGCGGTGAGCTGGATGTACAGACTGGTCGTTTCAACAACCTTCCTGATTCTGATATTCAGTACTGCCAGAACTTCATGATTCAGGTTGAGCAGAGTACCTTCAATAAGATTGCTGACAAGCGAGTGGATTGGGATTTCTCAGACATCGAGGAGGATAGCATCTATGATATGCGACTTGCCATGGAGGGTTCTTATCTCTTCGGTGATATGGCTTGCATCAAGCATACTACAAAGGATAATTCAGCTCAGTGGTTTACCAAGGGTATCTGGTGGATGGCTGGCAAGGATATTGAGGTAGGTCATATTGCTACTGCCGATGAGATCAAGAAGGGCTACACCAAGAATGAGCGAGTTATCACAGACTTGGAGCTGGTAGATATTTCCAAGGATATGTTTGTCGGTACTGGTATCGGCAACAAGCGCAAGGTGGTTATCGCTGGCTCAGACTTCGTCCGTGCATTCAGTAAGATTGATTCAGACAAGTTCCGCTTGAAGGACACCGTTGAGGTATGGAACTTGAAGTTCAAGAGTTGGGAGACAGATTTCGGTGAGGTATTGATGATTCACTCAGAGTTGTTCGACCTCTTCGGTATGAGTGACTGCGGCTTCGCTCTTGATCCTGAGTTCTTGGTGAAGCGAGTACACTTGTCTTGGACTCGTAACGTTCTCGACTTGAAGAAGGCTGGAATCCGTAACACCGATGCAGTAGTTATTCAGGAGGTTGCTTGTCTGTACTTGAAGTACCCTAAGGCACATGCTCGTATGCGACTTGCCAAGGTTCCTACATCTGAGGCAGAAGAGACCAAGGCTGCTGCTTAATGCAGGGCAAATTCGGCAAATTATTCATTAAATAGAGAGGGGTGTGGGCACTAGCCCCATCCCTTTTTTCATAACACATATATAATAAGGTATAATCATGTATAAGAAATATCAAGCTGGTACGGATTTGTCGTTCAGCGTTATGGTTGGTAACGAACGAGTGAGAGTTGTCTTCGAGGGCAAGACTATGGGTTGCAGTATCTATGGCACAAGAGACGAGAATTTGCAGAAGGCTATCGAGTCTCATTATTGGTTCAAAGACAAGTTCTTCTTGGTGGAAGCCGTTGACGAGAAGAAGGAAGCTGCCGAAGCCAAGAAGAGAGCGGCTGCCAAGACCAAGAAGAAGGCGGCTGAGGAGAAGAAGACCCATATCGTGACAGACTTTGAGGATGCCAGAGACTATCTGGCTGAGACCTTCGGTGTGAGCCGTTCGAAGTTGAAGACCAAGGAGGACATCTTGTCTATTGCCAAGGAAAAGGGTGTTGAACTAGAAGGACTTGAATAATGAAGAAGTATGCTGTATCTGATTTGGTGAAAGAAGTGAAGGTGCTCTTGGATAGAAACCAAGAGTCTTCCGGCTTGCTGACTCCCGATGATACTGATACGCTCTCTCAGGCAGAACTTATCAAGAGTAAAATCGTAGATGCAGCAAGTATCATTCTTTCTGATGCGCCAGTAGATATGGTGGATGGAATCAAGCTAGACAACATCAGAGTATCTTGGGCATCGAAGAACAATGCTTATGTCGGTACGGTCTATATGCCAGCCGATATGATCAGGCTGCTCAGTGTAAGAGCCAGCGACTGGAACCGCAATGCAGAAATCATCACCGAGAATGATGAAGCCTACAAGTATCAGGGCTGCAAATATGGAGTGAGGGGAAATCCTGACCGACCTATTGCGGCTATCATCCATACCAATGGCGGTAGATACCTAGAGCTATATACGAGCAAATCGAATAGCGTGACGGTTGACTTCACCTATGTGGCTCAGCCGGAAATCATCACGGAAAGCAGTGGTGCAGAGTATATCAATCTACAGAGCAACCTGAAAGGTGCTATCCTCTATATGGCTGGCTATCTTACTTGCGTGAGTATGGGAGATACCGATACTGCGGCTGGGTTATTGGGTGTAGCCAGAAAACTGGCGCATATTGTTGAACCAACAACATCGTAATCATGGCAAAGAAGAAAGAAAAAGCAAAGTTGTTGTCGCTGAGCAAGGTGGTGGACAGAGAGGAACTGGACAGCGTAAAAGCTTCCAAGAACCGATTCGACAAGCCATACGAGCGTGCCTTCTCCATCCTGCTGGAAGCACAACGATACTATAACAATATGGATAACTTCCGAAAGCGTAGGGAGAGAAACAAGCGGTACTGCTATGGAGACCAGTGGGGAGACCTCATTGAAATCGAGAATCGGTGCGGCTTTACCAAGCGTATCAAAGAGGAAGACTATATCCGTGAGCAGGGTAGTGAGCCGTTGAAGAACAACCTGATCCGAAGGCTGGTGAAGAATGTGCTGGGTGTGTATCGCTCCCAAAGCAAGGAACCTACCTGCAATGCGAGGGATAAGGATGAAAAGCGGTATGGCGAAACGATGAGTGTGGTGCTGCAATGCAACCGACAACTGAACCGAGAGACGGAAATGGATGCCCGAACGATGGAGGAGTTCCTGATCAGCGGTGCGGCTATCTATAAGAAAAAGTATGGATGGCGAAGGGGAAGGTTGGATTGCTGGACAGACTATGTGAATCCGAACAATTTCTTCATAGATAACAATATGAGGGATTTCCGTGGCTGGGATGTTAGCTGCTTGGGCGAGGTTCACGACATTACCATCGGCAATGTTCTGAGAGAATTTGCCAAAACTCCTGCCGAAGCAAGGAAGTTGAAGGAGATTTACCGACTGGCTGCTGACCGAGACTTCGTGATAGCTGACTGCACCCAGCGTTTCGGAGAGTTTGATCCGAAGACCATCGACTTCATGAATCCTGCCAATCCTTCACTCTGCCGAGTGATTGAGGTATGGCGCAAGGAGAGTAAGCCACGCTATCGCTGCCACGACTATAACAATGGTGACGATTTCAAGATTGACATTGAAGATTGTGATGAGATTGTAGATGCAGAGAATAGAGACAGAATAAGGAGAGGTATGGCTGCTGGCATGATGGAAGAGGATATTCCTCAGATAGAAGCCGAGTGGTTTATGGATGATTACTGGCACTTCTACTATCTTTCTCCTTTCGGTGATATTCTTAGAGAAGGTGAGACTCCTTATGCCCACGGAGAGCATCCATACTGCTTCAAGTTCTATCCGTTTATTGATGGCGAGATTCATAGCTTCGTGGAAGATGTGATTGACCAGCAGAGATATGTGAACAGGCTGATCACGATGTACGACTTCATTATGAGGGCGAGTGCCAAGGGTGTACTGCTCTGTCCTGAGGATTGTCTGCCGGATGATATGAGCTGGGATGATTTCTGTGACGAGTGGAGTAGATTCAACGGAGTGGTAAGATACAAGCCGAACAATAGCGGTCAGGTTCCTCAGCAAGTAGCCAATAACTCAACGAACATCGGTATCGGTGACTTGCTCAACTATCAGTTGAAGTTCTTCGAGGATATATCGGGTGTGAATGGTGCGCTGCAGGGTAAACCAGGAGTGTCGGGTACGAGTGGTTCACTCTATGCCCAGCAGACACAGAATGCCACCATGTCGCTGCTTGACATCTTGGAGAGTTTCAGCCAGTTTATCATTGATGGTGCTTACAAGACGGTGAAGAATATGCAGCAGTTCTATGATGTGGCTCGCAACTTCAACATCGTTGGCAGGGCAGGACAGATTGTTCGCTATGATCCGAAGAAGATTCGTGATGTAGAGTTTGACATCAATATCACCGAGAGTACGGCTACTCCTGTATATCGTCAGATGGCAAACGACTTCCTGATGCAGTTGTGGCAAGCTCAGGCTATCACCTTGGAGCAGTTGTTGCAGGTAGGTGATTTCCCATTCGGTGACGAACTTCTGCAGTCGGTATCATCCCAGCAGGAGGCAATCAAGAATGGCGAGACTCCACAAGGATTCTCTCCTCAACTGCAAGAGCAAGTGGATCAGGCATCCCAGAGCAATCCGAAGGCTCAGGCGATGCTGCAGCAGATGATGAGCGGTCAGGGTGTGCAGCCTAGCGAGCAGTATGCACCGCTTTCGGCATAGTGATTAGTTATTAATGTTTAGTGTTAAGATATGATAGCAGACAAGGAAAACGAAAAGAAATGGTATGGCAATGGCAAGGACAATGCCGACCAAGGCAGCAATGCCAACAAAGGTATTGCTACGGAGACCCAAGGCAGGGAAGACAATCCCGACCTTTACGAGAATGACGTACTGGGCAAGGTGGCGAAGCGCAAGAAGAACGACATCTGGTCGAGGGGTGGCGAGAAGAGAACTAAATTCAAGGACGAATAAAGAAAGGAGGTGTTTTATCGTAACTGTATTCTTCTGATATTCAGATGGCTACAGAAATCTTTGGGAGTTTATGGTGCTCAGCGCAAGATATATGTATCTTTGCAGCATCATAAACTCTTAATTTTTATATATTATGGATTTTGTAGATTTCGTTGATAAGTATCAGCAGGATATGACTCCTGAACAGATGTTGAGTATAGCCAAGGCTATGGGTAAGTATCTCTCATATAAGTTGAGCGATGTAGAGGTACATCATCTTTGTGCGATGGTGTATGGTGTATTAAGCGAAGGGCATTTTGACAAGCACTTTGCTGATGATGCCATCAAGAAAATGTGGTACGAGGATGAGGATGGAACCAAGCACATGGCTCCTTTCTTTACGGACGAGGAGATAAAGGAAGCCTTTGACCAGCATAAGGATGATATTTCCGACTACAACATCTTTGACTTGGCGGTTACGATGAATCTGCTCAGAAGCGACCATCATAAGCTGCTGAAACAATATAGCAAGGATGAGGAGGAATTGAAGGAAATGGTGGTGATGATGGCTATTGAATACCTTCAAGACCCTGACTGCTTGCATCCTACAAGCAAGATATGGCACAACATTAACGGATAAGATAATAGTTACGGGAACATATCTTATCTTTGCATATTATTAATAATATATAAAGATAAGATATGACTCCAAACGTGCGTGAAGGTTTGCAATATGGTGCAGCTATTGGAATGTTAGCGAGTGGTGTTGTCCTCACCTTCCTATCATTCTTTCTCAATAATTATGTAGTTTCGGATGGTGTACTCTGGTACGTCAGCCAGACGTTGGTTTACTCTGGAGCGATATTCGGGGTAAACGTTTATTTTAAGACTAAGTTGGGCAACTTTGAGAGTATGGTGAAGAACGAACTCGCAAATATGCAGAAACAACAAGTGAAGGAGGGCAAGTAACTATGAAGGTAACAAGAAAACAGATTTTAGAGATTATGCCAAATGCCAAGGATAAGGTGGATGCTTTCTTGCCTTACATCAACGGCTATGCCGAGGTTTTCCATATTGATACACCGAAGCGAATGGCACATTTCTTGGCTCAGATAGCCCACGAAACCAGCGAGCTGAGATATACCAAGGAGGTGGGCAACAAGGCTTACTTCCACAAGTATGATGAGGGCAAGTTGAAGAATATGCTAGGCAACCTGAAAGATGGCGATGGCTACAAGTATAGGGGCAGGGGCTTGATTCAGATTACGGGCAGAGCCAACTATCAGGCTTACCAGAAGAGCAAGTACTGCAGAGGTGACATCATGGAGCATCCCGAACTGCTGGAGCAGCCATTGGGTGCAACCAAGAGTGCGATGTGGTGGTGGTGGAAGCACGGCTTGAATGAGCTGGCTGATAGTGATAGCTTCCTAGCAATCACCAAGACCATCAATGGCGGCACCTACGGCTTGGAGCACAGACGAACATTCTTGAAGAGAGCTAAGGCTGCATTAAAAGTATAGGCTTATGAAGAAGTGGTATGATTCAGATGTATGGCAGTTGCTGATCTACATTTTGGCTATGCTGCTGGTAGCATTTCTTATGTCGGGATGTAAGACTTCCTACGTCCCGATGGAGAAATTCGTATATCGTGACGTAGTAAAATGCGATACCCTGCACACTTCTGACAGCATTTTCGTGCACGATTCGGTATCAAGTTCACAGAAGGGAGATACCCTGTTCGTTGACCGATGGCACAAGAAGGTGGTTATGAAGACCCAGTATAAGGTAAGGGTGGATTCCTTCATCCGAAGAGACTCCATCCCAGTACCCTATCCAGTAGAGAAGCAGCTATCCAAGTGGGAGCAGTTTCAGTTGAAGTATGCGATGTGGTCGATGGGAGCGATGTGCGCCCTGCTCATCATTTTAGGTTTAATCATCTATAGGAAACACAAGAATGGCAAATTTATCAATTTCAATTACAAAAAGTAGCATCTATGAGGAGGTGGCGAAGACTACCGCTTACATCGGTGGCAAGAACTTGGATGCAAACGGCAAGAGTCTGTATGATCAAGTGTTTGTGACGGATGCAGATAGGGAAATGCTGGAAGGCTTTTGGAATGATGCCATCAATGACGTTTCCGTAGCCTTGGAGAGCGTTCTTGCTACAGAGAAGAGTGATTCGGGAGAAGAGGAAATCTTCGGACTGAGAGTAAGCTCTCTTTTTAAGGAGTCATTGGTGAAGACTTTGGAAACTACAGCTTTCAGCTATGTAGTAAATAAGATTGTAGCAGATTGGTGCTTAGTAGTTTCTAGGGATAAGGCAGAAGATTATCTCAGCAAGGCAAACGCTTTGCTGGTGAAGATGGATGCCATTCTCTATATGCGTAAAAGACCAACAAGATAGGATGGTAGGATATGAAACATTGCAATAAGGGATATAAAGTGATGATAGAGTTGGAAAAGAAGGAGTTGATATACGACATCAAGAATACGGCTTTTTCTTTTTCTGACTCTTATGCCAGTCAGAAAGATATGGATGCCAAGCAGTTGAAAAATGTGTTTGACGTATCTGAGGAAGGCAACCGTGATAAACTGGCTAGAATATTGGATTCAGCCGTAGAGGATTGCAGGGAAATGCTTTTCCGCTTTACCAAGGTAGAAATGTATTGTGGCGGCTTTGACTCGAACGAGTGGGCAGAGTGCATCGGTTCTCCTACCAATGAGGAGGAAGCCTACTATCTGGCTCTGAGAATGCCAAAGGGATTCTCTTCTACGAGTGTACATACCATGACCGTGTATATTCACGACTATATCGTGAATCAGGCATTATACGAATGGTTGATGGTGGTCTATCCCGAAGGTGCAGACAGATTCTGGGCACTGGCGGAAGAGAAGAAGGAAAAAATAAAGAATGCAAGTAATCGCTCTGCTGTAAGGGCGAGAATCAGGCTTCATCCTTTCTAGACTTATGGTTAACGAAAAAGCAAGGGCAGCTATCTTCACAGACGGCTGCCCTTTTTGTTTTAATATAAATTTATGTTTATGAAGAAAAACTTATCTAAGCTTGTTTTGCAGTCGGGCAACAAACTCTGTTCCTACGCTATGAATGGATTCATCGTAGCTGAGACTGCCCATTACCGCAAAGCGGAAATACTTGTAAGGTGATCCTGCCATACCAGCAAGAAGCTGGTTGACGGAAGAATGAATGTAGAACCAGTTGAAAAGGTCGTTGCTTCCATAGAGCACCACACCCACCTTACCTTTTGCAGCGTTGCGGAAATAACCACGGATGATACTCTTGAACATTGTCTTGTGGATATTCTCCTGACCGAGAGTCAACGGACGTGTACAGAAGAAATAGGAAACGCTTCCCGATGGCTCCTTGACATATACGTCAACAATCTTTCCGCTCTGATTGATGGCATAAGACTCAGGGTAAGAGTTGACGGTGGAACGGAACACGTTGTGCATCGTTCCCCACATTCTGCTCTTCAAGGAATACACATACGCATAGGTGTAGTCGGGTCTGAACACGATGATGCGGTTATCGTAATAATCATAGATCAGACTTGCCTTCTGCAGGAATGTTCTGAATCGGATATATTGGGTATCAGATTCAGGAATGCCACCAAGGGCAAGCAGCTTCTTCTGATAGTCGTTTTTGAATATCTGGGTGAAGACAAACGGATAACCATCAAGCACATCTGTGATACACTCGGAATCCCTGCCTCGCTGCATCATGATTCCTCGTTCCGTAGGGAACAGAACGGCATCATCAATCTGCAAGATACCCTTAGGGTTGGAGCAAATATCTCTGTTGGCTGGCTGTCGGGCATCGTAGGTTCCTTCCTGATTGGTCATTAACACCCATACTCCTTCATCTGTGAAAGCATAGAGAGGAGCTTCGCCAAACTGACCCTCGCTGATTGGTCGGGTATTGGCGGTAAGCGCATTGATAATGGATGATCCAACCTGAACCGAGTTCTTGGCAGGGAACACCATCGGATTCTCGGCTTCGCTGACCTTGACTACATTAGGCTGCTGAGAGACATACTTCTGATTGTCGGTCTTGCTTAATGCAGCATTATATTCGGCTTCCGTAATCTCGGTGAAGTCTCCCGTATCAATCGGTGTAGAATCCCAAGTATATTCAGAAGGGATAATGACTCCACTTCCGCTACCAAAGTTTCCTCCACTGGTTTCGCTTGCTTTAGTGCTGCCACCTCCAAAGTCTCCACCAGAAGAACCGCTCTTGATGAGCTTATGGCGATATACTTGCATAAAGGCTGGAAGTCCGGCATCATCGTGATAACGATACATATAATCAGACAACTCTGAACTTTCTGTTTCTGTTGGTGCATCTGTTCTTCCTCCAAATCCCTCGTTGTTCAAAGTATTTGAAGTCTGTCTATCTGCTGCAACTGGTGTCGAGCGGTTCTTACTGATGTTGATATAGTAAGACATTCCGAACGTCTCGGAAGGTTTCAGCTTAACTTTCTTTGAGTAGTATTTGCTGTATTTAGGGAGATAGAAGTAAATGGTCATAGCCGTAGCAAGAGTGCTAGGATATGCCAAGATAGGGCTGAGAGGGTATTGCAGCTTTCCCTTGTAGTAAATATCTCTCTTGATACTATTATCGCTGATGCTGACCTGATATACTGCATCACAGATGTAATCGGTAGAGAGTGTTTTATTGGGGGCAAGATCAGTGTACTCATTCAGGTACATCTGATTATTCGAGACTTTCCGGCTGGAGAAAATATTCGTATCGAAAGCATTGAAGATGGTCTTCTTTACGTTTCCGATATGCAAGCGGTTGTTGTATGTAATGGAACATTGACCGCCAAATGAGCTTCTCTGAAAGTCTGCAAGAGAAATACTTTCCTCGGTCTCCAATACTCGTTTGAGAGGAATAGCTGTGCCGAATTTATCCTTGCTGATGCTTGTGCTCAGATAGAAAGATTTCTTCTCGAAAGACTGATATACATCTTCCTCTGACAGATATTGAAAAGCATCGCAATTAACTCCTGATGCCATTTTGTCGTTCCAAAGGTAGCACTTATATCGTGATATACCTTTGGTTTGTTTCTCCGTATCAATAAATGATTCCGGCTGGGAAAGATAAACATCTACACCGCTGATGAGGTCTTCAAGACCTTCGGGTATATCCATATTGATAACGATGGAGTGAGTATGAAGGCTTGTGCTAGTACCAACAGCCTTTTTCTCCTGATACCAGATAAACTTGTTGAATGTTGTTTCAGGTGCAAGAATGAATGGATTTGATATATTGATGTATGATACACCATCATATAGACGGATGGCGATTACACCAAAAACGGTATATTTGAAATACTCCGTGCCATTCTCCTCCAACTGCTTATTGATCAGCGCATCCAAAGCATTGAAAATGATGGATGCACCTTTAAGAGAAGTATCTGTTCTATTGGAATAATACTTGTTTGACACAAAAGCGGAATCCCAATCATCACCAAGATTAACGGAAGCATTGCATACAACCGACTTTGTATTTGAGATAATTGCACTATAGTTAATGGCAGATAAGTCGAAACTAGTGTAATCGCTTCCGTTCCAATAGGCATACTTGGTGTTTTCCTCTCCCACAAAGCACAAGATATTTCCGATGGCACTTACGGCATTGACTTGGAAATTGCCAAGACTGATGGTGTTCTCACTTCCGTTTCCACCTTTCTCTGTCCAATACCAAGTATTGCCATTACGGATGATGTAGTGGGAGTGAATGGTATTATTGTGAGCAACCTTGTGAATCAGTTCGATGCTGGTTCCATCAGGTATGGTGATGGCAGAATCAACCACCACTGGCTGGTGGATAGGGTGGAGTGCTCCATCCTCGTTGATGAGGTTCAGGCAAGTTCCCGACTCACCCTCCTGACTTTCGTGGTCGGAAGGCGAGTGGGAAAGACCTTGAAATAATACTTCTTTAATCATATTTGTATTGTTATGTGTTTGGACGGATGATCTCGTAGTATGGCTCGCCATTTTTGTTCTTACGAGGAATGCAGGTCAGGCGCACCATCTTGTTGAGTGGGAGATTGTAATCATCAAGGATGGCTGTAACCGATGGACGTTCGCTTCGGAAACCAATCTTCTTGTGCTCCTGATTGTACTGGAGCGGACAGAAGATAGTCTGAGACTTGCGAAGTTCCTCCCAGTCCTCTCTCAGGCAGAATCCGTATGTTCCTCTGCTGGAGATACGGAAGACGAAGATGGAGCTATCTGTGCGCTCTATCTGCATAATATGGTTGTAGATGCCCTGCGAGAGAGTAACAGAATTGGCTCTACCATCAAGCACTACGAAATTCTTTCGATGCAGGAAACCTTGAATGTTCCGGCACTTGTCTTTAATATAACTGAATATCATTTTGCAAATATACGAAGTTTTGGTTAGAAAAGATTATTATCCGTTTACTTTTGCCTTCTTCTTGTTGTACTGGCGAAGGCGAAGCTTGGCATTCTCTGCTCTGAGACAACCGCAAGACTGGGTCACTCCTCGGAGCAAATTGCAGGATAGGACAGAAACACCTCTGCCACAATCACACTTGCATATCCAATAAACACCATTCTTACTGGATTTGCCGGAGCGGCAGCAGACATAAAGTCTGCCAAACCGCTTTCCTTTCAGGTCAATCAACTTTCCCATACCTTATTTCTTGCTAAGTTCCTTTGCCTCTTCAAGAGATAATGGCTTACCGCCAAGAGGTATGCGGAAGTCGAACTTGGAACGGAAGGAGTAGTAGCAGACGAAATCGAAGCTCTCCTTCATTCTCTCGTCAGTGGTGATGTATTTCTGATAAGCGATAACATCATCTTCTGAGCGATAGATGGTAGAGTTAACGAAGTAGTTGCTGGTTCCCTTATTGGCAATGACTGCGATATAGAACTTCTTGCCAAGGATGCGCTCTGTGATGCGCTGAATAATTGAGATTTTCTTTGTATTCATATATTAAATTTGATTAATTATTAAGAAGAATGCAGATAGGCTGCACTCTTTTTACTATTCGATTCCACAAGATACGATACCATCTTCTTTGTTGATTCCTCGGAAGTGCTCGCATCGCTGGCAAGCAAGGCTACCAACCATCAGGATTTCATTTGTGTACTTGCCTTTAATGCCGAATGGGCAGGGTGTGGTGTACTCGAAGTGCCCACCGACAAACTCGTTGACGTTATATTTTGGATATTTCATATACTATCTACACACAATAAATTAAGTTTTTTATATTCTCTTCTGATTATTTCATAGGAAGAATAAGTACTTCTTCCACATGACTTCTGCTCTGGGCAGAATCCTCTGTATATACACTGAGGAACGCAAGCGGATGCGAGGTAAGGCTCAATACGAACCAACTCGTCAAGTACCTTATACCAAATCTCTCTCGTCTCTCTTGCAGCCTTACTGCATAGTCTCAGCTTCGAGATATTGATGATCTCCTGAGCGTTGAGGGATAGCTGCAAGTTGACCAAATCATCCTGACGCATATCGTGGCGAGATACCTTGGAGCCCGTAATATCCGGTCGGGAGGTTGAAACGAATGGCTGAGCGTGAACGTGGCGAACAAAATGGTTGCTCACCCAGTATGGTATGCCATACATCTTAATATCGAACTCCAGCAATCTCAGTGGCGAGTGCTCGCTGAGAATCATCTGTTTCTTGAACTCATCGCTAGGCTCCTTACCCAGCGGTTCTTTTCGTTGTGTGAAGCGAGCAGCATCCACCACTCGTTCCCAATCTGTAACTTTTGCAATTTCTATTTTCATAACTATTTTTATTTTAGTTTCTGACCTTTCTTCTATCTGATCCGGCAGCTTTCTCCTTATCCCATTCAGCGATAGCTTCAGACAAATACTTATCCATAGCCTTAGTTAATCTTTCCATGACTATTCCTCTTTACTCGCCTGATCACCAAGAATATCCTTGATTTTCTTTTCGATGAACTCATTAGAAGTGAGTTTCTTAATAAGTTCATCTATATCAGGTAACTCTGCATCAACTCCGACTTCCTGATTTTTGGCGGAAACATATTCCTTTAGTGCTTTCATCCAAGAACTATTAGCCATGTCTGCCAACGAATCTTTTTTGCTCTCGTAGGCTTTCTTCAATTCTCCATTATCACGGAAATATCTGAGCACTTCCGTTAATGCAACAATGAAGTTCTTGTCTATCATCGGGTTGCTCTTCGCCTCTTCCAGTTTAAGCATCAGGAAGAGTAATGATGAATGTAAATCTGTTTTATCCATAATTATTCTTCGTTACATAAAGTTTCTACTACCTTTGTTCTTATGGTTTTTGTTGCAGGGTCATATTCGTCATGGCGAGCCTTTACCTCGCCTTTTTTGTTGGTAAAATAAACCACTCTGCCACCATCATAAAAACGATATACGGTTATACCATCCGCAACAAACAGTTTCTCTACTTTAATTTCATTAATAGAGTCTGATTTTGGAACATTAATTCCTTTGTTCTCGTTGCAAGAAACGAGCAGGAATATAACCGATACAAATAATAATATAATCTTCTTCATACGCTATTTCTTTTTATCGAATTTATTGCCAATAACGACCATATCTTCAGAAGAGTAATGAACTAATAAACCTTGCCCAAAGCAGAAAGCTTTACTATCCCAATTAATATCACCTATTCTTTCCGCATTGTTATCTTTGTGCTTAACTATATCCCCCTCATAGATAGATGTTCCATTCTTGTCTTTCAGACCTGTGAATTGGCAGACCGTTAAAGGGTCAACCTGATGTGCCTTGTTTCTATTAAGCATTGATTCACTCTGCTTATCCTCGATGATGTAAGTGTTATCACATTCAGCATAGAAGTAACCTTCAACCCACTTGCCATTGTCAAGACGTTTTGCCTTAAACTTAATATTTTCTATTTTCATAAGCTATTTTTCTAAACTTGTACTATTATCTTTACACTAGACTTAAACCAATTTAAGCCATAAGAATTAAGTAGAGATTGTAATCGGCTCTCAATTTCCCAAGGAGTACATAAAGGCTCTGTTCTGTAAGTAGAACCATTTATAGTATATTCTATACATTTTTGTGTAACCATAACTATTCTCCTTTAAGTTCTACTGGCTCATCGTTCCAAGTAAGTTCTCTTCCGATGAGTTTCCTGATGCTACCTTGTGGTATTTCTATGCATTTGCAAGAACCATAATCGTCTCTCCAGCTATATGCAGATCTGTGAGGCTCTGTTTCAAATATAAGTTCTGTACCAAAACTATTAACACATACCCAAGCCATAACTATTCCTCAACTTTTAATACCAAATGGAGTACCGTCTGCAAAGGTGTTGTCTTGGTAGCTGTTTTTTGATGCCAGCGAGATGGAGCTACCATCGGGATCTGCCAAGCCTACATAGTAGTCATCAACATAAACGATATTGAAATAACCTTCTTTGCATTTTATCCACCCGAAAGGCTGATGTTTGAGCATTTCAGCCCAACACTCTTCTGCGTTGGCAAAAGGGCGGTACTTTGGCTCTGGCTTGATGCGATACTCTGTATTATTCCAGTACTCAATCTCCTTCATTTCCGTCCAATCATTCGGAGTATCCTTTCTTTTTAATGTACTTGGGTCTGTTCTAGTTTCTATCACCTTTCCTTCAGCATAAGCTTGCAGAATAGGATAAAATTCTTTAGCTTGATTTCTGTCCATAATCAATCCTCCAACTCTTTAAGTGCATCATGTAAATTAACAATCGCTTTTTTAAGTTCTTTCTGTCTGTCTTCTATTACCTCTGTCTTTTCATCAAAGATAGCAGAACAGGCATATACAGAAGCTACTTGCATTTTAGCATACTGTATTTTCTTGATAGCTTTTTCTTTGTTCATTGCTTATCCTCCTTTGCGTTACACGTTGCTTGGTCTCCTTCATAGTAAGGAGCACCGACTTTAGGTAATATCTGAGTGTTTCTATTACAGGAACATTGTACTACCCAAGGTGCGTTTACCTTTCCACATCTAGGGCATATCCATCCTTCTTGTGCCATATTGCATTTAACTTTACTTATTATTTATCCTTATTTAATTTAAACTGCCTTGATAAAAATGAATCATTCTTTATCAAGTTGACAATTTCTTCTTCTGTATGAATGCCTTTCCAAAACAATTCGGTATGATCTCCAACTCTGTCTTCGTCTACAGAGAACGGAACACCATAATTTGTATAAACCTCTCCGTGATGTTTGATAACGTGGCGACCAGGATTTTTTCGGATATTATTTATCCAAGCTTCATTATCGCATTCGCACCATATCTCATACTCTGCTCCTGTCAGCGTTTTGTCAATGCCAATAGGATAATGACCGGAACCCCCTTTCGTTCCAAAGTAAATAATCTCTGCCATATTCTCTTCTTTTTACCCTCTCCCTGTTGCCAAGGAGAGGGTGGTGATGTTACTTGCCTTTTGATTTGCATAATGAAGGCGATTTACAAAATGAGTATGAATCTGCCTCTATAATACGAGCTTCTAATGAGCTTAAATATATACCCATGCCGACTTTCTGTTGTATTGCTAACTGATACTGATAGTCTCCTACCTTTTCACGGAAATCATCCTTCTGTAAAGCGGTATTTAGCTTTCCTAATTTGTCACTCAACTCATTATACTCAATACGGAGTCTATCCATGAAATTCTCGAAAGGCTTGTATGCTTCATCAAACACACTCTTAGGAGACCAAGACTTATATCCGTCCTTGTACTCTACCAAGTAACCATCTTCCTCAACGGTTGCTGGCTTAATTTCTCTACCAAGCACCTTCTGTGCTTCTGTCATAGTCATAGGCTCTGCCATAATGACCTTTGTTCCAATGTACTTTTTCATATTACTTATATTTATATCCCATAAGGGATGGTTAGTTACTAAAGCTCATCAAACTCTTTTTGCAATCTCTGTTTTGTTTCATTCAGAAGTTGCTTGAATTTAGTCTCAAATTCCTTATCACACTGTGATAGCCCCCAAAGGGCATCAGCAAGTTTACCATTGTATGAATTTGAAGACATAGCTAAGAGTTCATCTGCTTTCGGAATCAAACTCTTGGCTAAGATATTTGCTCTTTCTAATTTGTCTATATTCATATTACTATTTATTTATGCCCGAAGGCGTTAAACAATCAATTCATTAAATTTTCAACCACATTTGACAGCTTCCTTGCTTTGTCTTGCAAGAACTTAGGAAGATTGTCGAAATCAGAATGCTTTAATCTTACGATACACAATATACCTTTTGCTATCAGTATTGATAGAATAAACAATAATACAGCCATTGCGTATATAGGAAACTTTATAATTGCTATTATTCTTTTCATACTTACACCTCCATTTCTGAGTTGATATTCAAGCCAAAGAGAAGGTGCTGCAACTGATCCTTAACTTCTTTAAAGATTACATTCTTGTGGTCTGAACGCTTTGATTCTCTACACTCAAAAATATCGTCTCCTTCATTGTTTTTGTATGGGTCATTACATGTATGATTCATATCGGAAGAAAAAAACAACCATCACAACCCTCCTGCTCCACGGCTTCAATAGTAACTTTTTCTCCAACTTTAAGCTCTTTCATTGTTTGCCTCCTTTCTGCAAATCATCAAGGTAAAGCCACTTAGAACACCATCCTCCTTCATCGCAAATCATCTTCCAAGTATCCTCATCATATCCATCTTTCCCTGTATTACACAAGTCGTAATATTCATCATTATCTAATTCTCTTTCACCGACAGAATATGATTCGAACCACATAAGAACAGATTTATTCTTTTCTTTTGGTACTTCTTCGCCGTCATGCCACAAATCTTTCAAGAACTCCTTGATAGCCCACTTAGCACCATCTTTAAACAACTCAGCGCCAAATTCTTGGCAGAAGTGATGCTGACCGTCAACCTCTGTGTCTTCATTATAAGACATTATAGGCAAGTCTTGCTCATACAAGTCTGCTGCTCCTTGTGCAGCTTCTTCTATTTTCTTATCGTCTATCATAACTTACTTCTCCTTTAAACGTTCTATTAATTTATCTGCGATTTTGATGGCAGAATTAACAATACTGTCATACGTAGAGTTAGGACGTTGCACAAGACCTGCTGCAACATCTTTTGCTATCTCATATCTTCTCTGCTCCCAAATGGTTTCTTCGTTGTCATTATTCTGTGTAAAGCTTGAACAAAGTATTACATCCTCCTCATTTTGTTTGGGTCTTTTGCTACAAAAAAAATATCTGGAGCAGTAACTACATAATCCTTTCATCCTTCACCTCCTTTCCAATCATCAGTCGTTCCTAGTAGATGTGCTGTCTCTTCGTTGTAAGGGATACAATACATCCATAAATCTCCTACACATAAATACTTACCACTCTGCGTGTAATCAATTTCTTTTCGTGTAAGACGAGCAAAGAAATCAGCTTCCCAAGTATCATCCTTAGAATTTCGACAAAGCACCTTATCAAATGGTTTTAGCTCAACCTTTGGCTTCAAATCCACAATCTGTTTCTTCTCAGCATCCCAAGTCTTGCCTTTCTTTGCGAGAGCATCAAAGAGTTGCTGCTTCTCGGAGTCTGTTGCTGAGCGGAGGCTATAATGAACTTTTGTATTACAATATTCAGCTACAGCAAATTTATCGTCAGCATTATAGAAAGCATAGTAAAAGGCTCTTTCGTCTCCATCTTTATATTCACCTTTTAAGATGAAAATACAATTTGCAAAAAGTTTAATTCCTTTCATAAACACAATATTCCCATCCTTGAACTCAGGCTGAGTCTTCTCAATCTCCAAGGTTTCACGATTAAGTTTTCCGCCCAATCGCTCCTCGATGGTGCTGATGTAGGTCTGAGCATCACTTTCTTTCGCTTTGCTAAATAAAGAAGTTTGCATGTAGCCATCATTCTCTTCGTATCTTTCTGTACTATTTTCGTATTCCAAAAGATAATGCTTACCATGAAACGTTTTGTAGGTATCATCATCAAAACCTTCAAAGATAATATGTACATTTCCTTCTTTGTGAACAAGAATATCTCCCTTCTTCCAAGCGAATTTATTCCAATCTCGCATTTCCTTAGAAGGTAGGAGAATCTGTAAGCCATTAAGTCCTCCTCTTACTGTACCAAATTCGGAATAGCCACGAAGGCAAGTAGTATTATTATCAGTCTCATTCGTACACCAAACTACTGTTCCTGTATCTGTAGTACAGATGGTATCTAACTCTACATCTATATTATATAACAAGTCATATAACTTAGTTTCTTGCGGCTTATCCTTTAGGATAGCCGCTACATTTATCTTTGTCTCCATATTACTTTACTCTTATGAATTGAACATTCTTTCCGTCTTTTCGCTCGATACGAGCACACTTGATTCGCTCACAAACATCCGCATTAATATTGCTTGCAATCTCGTAGAAAAAACAATTATCACAACCTTCGTGTTCAACTACCTTTAACACGACTTCTGCTCCAATAGGTAAATCTTCCATATGCTTAATTTCTCATTACGTGACACTTAACAACCTTGTTGACCATATTTGGCTGCTGCTTTTTAAAACTTTCTATAAACTCTCTTTCCATTTTCTCTGGGAAGATGGGCTTGGTGGGTTTCGGGATTGTCAGGATGGCAAGAATCTTGCTGCCATCCGACAATTCTATGAGACACCTTCTACTCATTTGTTCTATTCCAAACATACGGCTGTCCTCCTAGTATTTATATCCGTGAAGATACGGACGAGTTTCGTTATACTTCATTTTCAGCCTGATCTGCTCTTTCAGGTCGATGTTGTTGCTATGGGCAATCGCAAAGATGTCCATCAGAAGCTCCTGAAGGTATTTTGCGAGATACCAGCTTGGTGAACTATCCAAGTCCAAGACTCCCATCTTTTCGATGATGCGGTATAGGTCTCCGGCTAAATCAAATCCGAAGATATAACGTGCCAGCTTATACTCACCTATGAGGTCTTCATCTTCTGATAGCTCGATTTTGTCTCCATCCATGATCCAACCCAAGAGTGAGAGGATGCGAATGGCGATGTCGGCAAACTCAGACTCTACCGTACCATCCAGCGTGTTCTTGTAGGCGGTAGGCATATCCCAGCTCGTTTTAATCATGCTCTCGTAGTCTTCGATGGAGCCGTGTCTGTCTTTTCTGTCGGCTTGCAATACCTCGCTCATTTCCACGATGATGAACATCAGAAGAAATGCGGTATTAACATCCTTTGGGTAGAAGCCCTTATTCTTGGCAGACTCGTAAGCTTGCTTTGATAATACTTCCAGTTCCTCCTTTAAAATGATTTTTAATTCTTTTTCCATATTGATTTGATTATTGTTTTCTGATAGTGAATGCCATATCATTGAGGGTCTTGCACCAGTTTATCCTGCCTTCTCTGACTAACTCATTGAGGGATTGATAAGGCTTGTGGAATCCCCGATTGATAATCTCTGTGGTTCTGACGTGAGGAGGCACGATGTGAGCGGCTTCTCTCTTGTCTTGAATCTCAGCGATGATGGCTAGGATTTGTTCTTTCTCTGTCTTCATTTGGTGAAGGTAAGAATGAGACGTTGGTTACTTCGGACTGGAACATTAATTGTTCACACATTCCGTTCAAGTCTTTTTGATACCACAAGCCATCGTACATCGTTCCGATGATTGGATTTCCTTTGTACCAGAGTACCATGGTCTTGTGAGTAAAGAGGGCTTTATGCGCCTTACTGATGCGCTTGCCTACCTTAATATATCCGAAAATATCCATAAGCTAGAAGAGTGATAGCTGACCAGTCTTGTCGTGGTAGTGATTACCCGAAGGGAAAATCAGTTCCTCGAACATAGCGGTCAGGCAGTTGGTGACTATTGAGTTTCCTGCGAGGGCATAGAGCTTGCTCTTGCAGATGATGCTGGCTCCCGACTTCTCCTTGCTCAGGAGCTTGTCTATGTCGGCTTCGTGTACACCCATCAGCCGGAAGCAGTCTCTAGGAGTGTACTTCCTGATTTGGATTGAGTATTTCTTGCCGTTGGGAGCCGTATGAATGATTTGTTTGTTCATAACTGTAACAAATGTCATGTTTGATTTATCTATGGTTGTCTTGATGGTGGGGCTGATGCCTTTGAGAACCATCTGGTTGTAGAGATCTAAGATTTATCCACCCATATCAGGCTTCACCTTCCCCGAAAGGAGCAGGGATTTCATTCGCTTTCCTCCTGTTATCATACTCGATTGATGATTAAGAATAGTGGAATATTGTTTCCTCCGTTTCCCATTACAGAATTGAGAGTAGGGGAGATTCCTTTAACGGAATAAACACGATTCTGTTGCTCAAATCTCTCAGGTCTGTTAAGACTTACCAGCTTTATAATTTTGTCGCACATTATAATTTCTTGATGATTAAGACTCCACCCTTTGGATAATGACCAGTATCTAGCATATTCATTACGCTGGTCTTTGAAAAACTGGAGGTGACAGCAACAGAGCAACCATCAGCCGTTTTGGGTATTGAAATCTTCGGGGTAGAGCTTTTGGATGGATTCATTGATGTCTGCTTTGGTGAGATACTTTTCTAGAAGGGGCTGGGAGAGGTAATACTCAGGAGATACATCATCTTCCAAGATGTCCTCAACCGTTGTCTCCAGCTTGATAGGAGAGGGGAAGTGATACTCTGGGTTCGGATCATCCTCGGTGCGGAGAATGGAAATGACAAAGATACGCTCACGATTCTGTGGGATTCCGTAATCTTTGGCATTCAGAACCTTGTAGAAGGAAGTGTAACCGAAGGAGTCTAGGTCTGCGAGATATTGGAAGAAGTACTTCCTCATCTTCTTGGTGAGCAGACCTTTCACATTCTCCAGCATCACATATTTAGGATGCTTGGCTTCCAACATTCTCCTTTCTTGGAAAATCAGGGAAGAACGTGTACCGCTACCTTCTTCTGCTCCCTTGCGAAGTCCTGCGTTTGAGAAGTCTTGGCAGGGAGAAGACCAGGATATGAAATCAAAGTCGGGAACCTCATTCCAGTCTATCCTCGTCACATCACCATAGTTAGTGATGTCTCTTCCGTGCAGGAGCCCATAAGCTTGGATGGCAGATGCTTCTATCTCGGAATAGCCCACTACCTTGAAGTCGAACTCATGGTGCTTCTCTTTGAGGTACTTGAAGGCTAGGCTCTGACTGCCATAGCCAGCGAAGGCTTCAAAGATTCTGAGCGGATGCTGCTTGTTGTATTTGCTGATTTGTATCATAGAGTTAATGATGTTATGGATTCCATTGGATGCCCAAGCGTTCCAAGGTTCCGTTGTCACGATATATCTCCAACTGCTTACGGCAGAAGCTTTGAGGATTGTTGTGAAGAACCTGAATCATACCATAGATACGCTGGCGAAGAGCGTGGTTCTTGGCATCTTCCGTGTTCTGTTCCTGTTCTACCTTTGTCTTGGCGATAAGCTGACTGATTTCTGATTCAGACTCATTGGTTGAAACTGGTGGTGGAGTGCCACCGATGATCTCGTCTTCCCAAGCTCTCTGGTTGAGGAAGGTCTGAAAGTTCTTGCGATATTTTTTATCCTCGGTTGCAATCACATATAATGGGATGTACTCGATAGCAGCCTTGCGGTCTTTCTGACTCATTGAGTTCCATTTCTTTTCCAGCTTCTCCTTGCAGCCCACCTTCTTCTGATATAAATCCCAAGCTCTCGCAAAGGTATATTCATCTTTGACTTGCTTGGGTGGGGCAGTAACCTTGTAGCCGTTCTCCTCTAGGAGCAGGATGGCTTGTTTGATTTCGTCTGTCATAGTTCACCATTAAGATAATTGTCGATTGCTTTCATAAATTCATCTATAGAGCGGACGATGATGTACTTGCCACCATGTCGTTCCACTTCATGCTGGAATACCTTCTGTTCGGGTTCCTGCCTACCTTTCGGAGTCTTGTTTTCGATGCAGAGGAAACCATACTGAGAGGTGCTTTTAAGGAGGATCATATCTGATACCCCTGCCTTCATACCTTCCTCTTTCAGCCATGCGGCTTGTCTGGAGGTTCGCTTGCCACCATTAGGAACGGCAAAGAAGACCCCTTCGAGGTCAGGATGTACCCCACGGATATACCTGACCTCTGCGGCTTGCAAGTTGTGCTCATCATAGGATGAACGCTTGCGTATCTTCTTGCCTTCCTGCAATAGCTTTGCCTTGATTTCAGCGTAGCTTGCCATTACCAGTCGGTTGAGAAAAGGTTGTTGAGAGAGTTTTCACCCATCAGAAGGATGGCTCTGTTTGCTGCTTCTTCTGATTTGAAGTAAACAGAACCATTATTAAACCATTTAAAGAATCTGACAACATATTTTCCGTTTTCAATACGAATAAACCAGTTTTTGTTGTTACCATCGAAATATGGCATCCAATCACCATTGAGATACTTGGCGATGTTCATCAGCTTGTTGAAAGCCAACAAACGTTTTGCCTGAGCCTCGGTAGTGCAGTTATTTTGGTCATTATAGTAAACTACCCCTATCGTTGCTGTGTAGATTTTGGTTCGACCAATCCAAGATGCAATCTTGTCTAAGAAGAGTTCTTTGAGAATATCATCGTAAGTGATAGTCTTCTTCTGAGTCTCCTCATTTTGAGGATGATCATTCTGAGCATGCTTCTTGCACACCATCAGCTTGCCTTCCTCATTGAAGAAGAACTTTAGGTTCTCAGGGATAAAGTACTCTACAGCCGTACCATCATTCGGGATATACAACTTAGATAAGGAAGCATTACCTTCGTTGATGTTCTGAATATCCTTGTCGGTGATACCATCGGTATGGATGGAAGGGGTGTTCTCGTCCTTCTCCTTCATCTTGTTGGCAATCATTTCTGCACACTTGCCGAGGATTGCTCCGAAAAGCATCTGGGCGAATGGTGGTAACTCTGGCTGGTTGTTGCGCTGAAGGTTACGTCTGTTGTTGCGCTTGTCGTTTCTACGTGTCATATTATGTATAATTTTTTAGAATGTTATTAAACTCGTCTTCTGATACACCATCGGCAACCATGATTGTAAGGATGGTGTCCAAGACCTTGGAATAAACTTCATTGAAGGCTGGCTCATCCATCTTGGCGAAGGAGATAGATTTTGCTCTCTCTAAGAACTTCTGTCCGTTCAGGTCGTAAAGCGGTTCGCTGAATCCTGATGTTATCAGAAGTTGCTCACGGAATGTCTCTACGGAACGGAGATTGATGCGCTGCTGCTCGGTGAGACAATCCCAAGCAGCTCGGATCAGGGAGAAGAACTTGCGGTGGAACTTCACGTTGCGTGGGCGGACGATGTTCGCCTTGACAACAGAGCCAACCTTAATCTTTCTCAACTGCTCATAGTCTTCGTCTGCATAAGCTTGAAGACCAAGAGAAGTACGCACAAAATGGATTTCCATAACCTTTGTTTTTGAATATCAACTAATTGTTGGCTGGGAATGGAAGATTACCCTGCTGACCACCATATTGAGCTTGCTGCGGAGGATTCTGCTGGAATCCCTGCTGAGCACCCTGCTGGTAGTTCTGTCCTACCTGACTAGCGTACACCTGACCCTGCTGCTGCATCTGCTGAGGCTGGGCGGTTGGTCGCTGCACCTTCCAGCAATCCAACTGATTGAACCATCGTCCGTCCTTAGACTGATGTGCCTTCAATCCGATGTGAGCGGTGATGATCTCACCAACTTGGATGTTGAACAGCTGCAGCTTGTCAGAGCCATAGACCTGAATCACGGCTCTTGCTGGGTACTGCTGGTTCAACTCCTCGATAACATATTCACACGAACTCCATTGAGTTCCGTTTTGGCTTGTTCCTGATTGGACTTGCCCTGCTGCAATAATCTTGCCTGTAAATGTTACGTTCATATCTATACTTAATTAAGTTTGATTCTGATGGATGGCTTCGTAGTAGTATCTTTCAGATAGTACTCATAGTGTTCCGGCTCGGTGTCCTTGAAGAGTTTCGTGTCGAAGGTCTTCTTTGTGGATGCTGCCACATAGGAGTAGGAGCCATATTGAGTCTTGATGGATTTCTGCTTGTTGGCTTCCATCATCTTCATCAGCTTCTCCTTCAAGGCATCCTGCTCTATCTTCAAGGCATCAATCCTAGCGGTGACGAGTCGGTACTGCTGCTCGGTGCTGGAGAAGGCTTCCGGCACTTCCACCTCATACTTGTAGTCAGGATCATCCTCCAAGTATGCCTTGATAAGAGCATCAATCTTCTCTTCCGATACCCTAGGCAGCGGCTGGAATCGGCTCTGTCCGTTCTTGAACCACATACATACCAGTTCCTTCACCTTCAAGTCGGGATTCTGCTCCTCGAACCATCGGGCATAGATGGATAGCTGGAGAGAAACGTTGTCGTAGTGCAGGGTGGAGGTGGTCTTGTAATCTACCAGATAGATGTTGCCATCGCTATCAGCGAAGACTCCATCAATGGCAGAAGCGAAATCCTCACCATCGGTAACGAGATACTCGGAATCAACGTGATGGAGACCGTAGGAGACCAGCATACTATTGAATGCCCGAATCTCTTCTGTCGGGTTCGGGTACATCTTGATGTCGGAATCGAAGACGGTACAGAACAGCTCGAAGGAGTTATGGATCATACCTCCTCGTTCTGCAGCCTTCATCAGTACAGACTCAGGAATATCCTTGTAGGTGTCTGGGAATGCCTTTCTTACCAGCGTTCCTGTGATACCTTTCAGTTGCTTCTTGCCAATGAAGTATTGGTGAGTCTCCTCTATGAAGGTGATCTTCGGCTTATTCAGCTTGATGTTCTGTGTCATAGCCCTAACTCCTTTCTCTTAGCGGATAAGGCTTGCATAAACTGAGGGTTGCTGTTGAGCGGCATATAAGTGCACATCACCCATTTGATGTTGTCTCTGTTCACACATCGCTTCACCATTTCCAAAGCTTCGGCTAGGTTGTCTGGATGATACTTAGGTTGCGCTGACTGGTCGGTTGCCTGAGATTGCTGCTGAGTCTGTGCAGTCTGCTGAGCTGCCTGATGAAGAATGTTATCCTGCTGACCAGTATTGGTTGTGTCAGAATCAGCGTTATCATCAATGGCAAACAGACCATTGAGCGCATACTTTCGGGCATAGGATGAGGAGGCACCAGTAATCTGACTTCCGTCCATACCTTTCTTGGTTTCCTCTTCTCTAGCCCAACCAGTGGTCTCCTCGAACTCGCCCTTCTCATTCTTGATGGTGGCGGTAGCCTTCACATAGATGCGGTTGCCTATCATAACAATATCATCTGATATGATAAGCGTACACTTCTGCTTGGCGAGCAAAGGCTTGACAGCTTCAAGGATGTCTTCTGCCTTGCGGTACTTGTAGCCACCGAATTTGTTGAACTGACTCTTCGGTGCTTTCAGTTCCGATTGAATCGTAATAAGCTCTTTCATGTCCTTATTATATTAATAGTTATTGATACTTCCATTCATAGCCCTTACATCTGTAAGTGCCATCCGATTTCTTATTCGGGTTGTCACATATCTGCTCAAACAAGCAGTCGTGGCAGCTTTTCGGTTTGAATAACATATCTTGTTTCTTTAAAATGTTCTACAATAAAAATCCCCTCGATTCTCACGAACAGAGGGGATAGGTTGAAATATACAACTTTAACGAGTTATTAAATGCAGTCGCTACTGCGATAGTCGTAAATGATACATAATTTTTATATGGTTTGAAAAAATGTGTCTATCAAAAAGGAGGGGTGGGAGTAATAAAGCACCCCTCCGAGGAGCGACATCAGAATATAATTGCCGGATGGTGATAGTCGCTCCAAGTTCCCTTCTGCATTTGTGGAGGCTTAGGACTCCCAGCACTCGTAATCGCATACATTATATTAGTATGGAAATATTAATATTTTATCTATGACAAAGTCGTGCTGGCTGCATTAGAACCATTGTAGTTGTGCGCTTCTACCTATTGATGCTACCTTATTATATATAAGGGTCACGGCATCAGGTCTGCATCTTCACAAGTGAACTCCAAGCGTTCCAAATTCCACCCAGTAGGTGTATGTATTAGCTTGCCACTTCCACGTCTAAGCATCATCTGTGGTTAATGATGCTCCTTTTGGGTACGTGTACCTCTCTAGGAAGGTTTATCCTATCCGATATGACTCCTCGGAATCGGGCGATATTGGGCATAGGGTAGGAATCGAACCTACGACCTTGAAGGTGATGGAGCCTCCTGCTCTACCATCTGAGCTACCTATGCCGATTCAAACAAATACTAACTAAAAACAATCTTGAACCTACACAACAGTTGTGGAGCTGGGAATAGCAAATTCCAAAAAATCCTTGCGAATCAGACTTTTGTCCTTATTTTGAGATAAATAAAACGAAAATTTTAAACTAATTAATATCAAACAATTTTTTATGCCGGATTCAGCTCCATATATATCTACTCGTTCACTTCATTGAAGTAAGAGTGGATTTCCTTAACTACTATAGCGAATGTGGCGATACTTGCCACCAACATAACATTTGCGAACATATCTTTTCTGTTTTAATGGGTTATACAATAGGCTTCCACCTCAGAATCTATCTCCGACTGGGGCTTCACCCTGTTCTGCAGCATCCAATCCTCTAGGTCACTCTTCTTGAAATACAAGGCTCGCTGGTTGGGCTTGTAGATAGGGATGGTATGCTCTGCCACCATCTTTCTGAGTGTTCTGATGGTTACTCCCAGTACTATGGATGCTTCATCAATATTGAGCACATTCTTTGTTCCGATGAGAATATACTTCTCTATTCGGGCAAGTGTCTCTCCAAGACTACTCTTATTCGTCTCTTCAATATCACTTTTTATCGTTTCATCTTTCATATCACTCGAAGTTAATGGTTTGTTGACTGGCACCAGATGTCTTGGAAGGCTCTCTTCCACCAGTGCCCTTATCTCTGGGAGTGTTCTCCTGCTCTATCAAGGGGAGAATGCCCTTTCCTTTGAGTGCTTCATAAAGGAAGAGTCTTCCCTTCGTTGTCCACTCCGTATTGTACTTCACATCGTGCCTACCATCCCTGCGGATGATGTCCACCGCTCTGCTATGAACATAGCCACCTTTCAGGAACTGAGCGTACAATATCCACTGACCTCTCTCCTTGTGCTGGATTCTCATAGATTCCAACTCTTTGTTCATAGCGATAGCACTCATACCGTAGTCTTGCGCTATCTGGGTGATGGTCATTGTTGCGTTGCTCTGCAGGATTCTGTCGTAGTAGCTTACCTTCGGCAGCATTTCAGTAATCTTGTTGCCCAGCTCCACGTTCGCCTTGCTGATAGTGATGATCGTCTCATCCTTCTGCTTATTCTCCAGAGCAAGCTGCTGCTTCTCTTCTTCTGCCTTGACCAGAGACTTCAAAGCTTCGAGATAGTTCTGAGGAACGGATGGCTTTTGGTGTTGCTCCTCCAGCTCCTTCCACCGCTTGATCAACTTTGCTCTCGCTTCATCGTTGAACTTTGTGGCGATGTAGAGACACTCTTCTTTGTTGAGGGAGTAACAAGGTCTCGTCTCGCCTTTTTCATCTTTGTAATCAACCAGCTCAAACTTGCGCCCGTTGATTTTTTCCCAAGCTGGCTCCATGTTTCTGATTGCTCTCATAACATTTTTGTGGAGCCTTGCAGTAATTTCTGCAATCTGTAGTGATGTCATTCTGTCACCATCTACAATAGTTGTTGAAATTTCATTCATAGGATTCCTCCTTCTTTTATATTAGTTCAACACTGGCTTCTCGCTTTCGACACCTTCGAAGTTGTCTAGAGCATCCTGCCGGATTGCATCAGCTCGTCTATTCATTGTCTTATATGCTAACGCATTATACAAAGTTGTTTGCGAGCACTGATACTTCTTTTTAAGTTCTTCCCGATTTTTTATAGAAACCGAGATGATTTTTTGCATTTTTACTTGCATATTTCATTTCTTTTGTTTATTTTTGCCACCGAAAACGAATAGGGAACGCTTTTAAAACATTTCTGTATCGTTTTCGAGTGCAAAGATATACATTTATGTTTAACTAGCCAAACATTTATGTATATTTCTTTAGTCGTTTATGATTATTTAAGTATGGTTTAAAAATGTGAATTATATGGAAAGTGTTATTAATCAAAGAATTAAGTCTGTTTTAGAAGATAGACAAATAAGTATATCTGCATTTTCAAAAATGATAGGAATGCAGCAAGTAACTTGTAATCGTCAGATTCGAGGTGATCAGGCGGTGTCTCTTGGTCTCATAGAAGGATTCCTAGAGAAGTTTGACGATATATCAGCCGAATGGCTCCTTCGTGGTGTTGGCTCTATGTATCGCAAGGAAGAGTCAGCCGGAGGAGTAGAGGAAGCAATCAGCACAAATATGGTAGCCGAGCCAGCTCCAGCCTATCGTGCCCAGCCTGAGCAGGATGAATCCATCTGGAAGGCAAAGTATGAAGCTATCAAGGAGTGCTATGATATGCTGGTGTCTAGCCTTGGCAGTATGAGAAAAGCAAATGTTGGATAATTAAAATGTGGTAGGTATGGGGTTCCTTCATATATTGGTTATGTTTGCATTCATCTTATTGGTTACTGGATGGATGATAGGGGTTTGTGATTCACTCTTTCACGGAAGGTTCTTTAACTGGCTATGCGAAAAGAAATGGATGGTTGCTCCTGTCTGGGTGTTGCTACTGATATTCATTGCTAGAATATGGTATATCGTGTTGTTTGATATTCAAAAAATAGTTAACTATATCTTTGGGTTATGTGGTTGCAATCCTATAGATTTAAAAAACTTTGGGTAATGGGAATAGGTCTAGTTATATTTTTCTTGGTTGCGTGTTACCTTATCTATAAGGTTTCTTGCATCAGTTATGTTCATTCGGAAAAGAAACGATTAAGTGAAGAATACTGGAAGCTTAAACGTAAGGAAGGCATAAAGACATCTGGTACTATCTGCATACAAGATGGTAGCAGAAGAATAATGCTTCGTAAGGATTTCATAGAGCGAGAATGGAATAAGACCGGCAAAGGTGGAATGCCTATCCGTGGAGAATATGAATCAGCAGCGCATTTTCTGAAACGTGTTGATGAATATCGCAAAATGAAGGCTGAACAGAAAAGACACTATGATGAGGAGTTGGCACGAAAGAAACAGAGTATCTTGGGTAGATGCGCAAATGCTCCTTTATCGAAGTCTGAGTATGAAGCTGACGAAATATTAAAGAATTACAATGGAGAAAAATAATTTTCCTAACTAGAAAAATAAAATTATGCCAAAAGAAATTATTTACGTGTTTGTAGCATTTATAGCGATAGCTGCAATTTATTTTATGTATAGCTCTTTGAGAGTTAACAGAAAAGAAGGTGAAACTTCAAGTGTTAAGGATGATAGCAAGAAGGTAGCCAAGATGGTGTTTAGATATGTTTCCGTTGCGATTGCCTTTGTTGTCTGTATGGTTGTGTTGGTTGCTATTGAATCCCAGTTTGTAGAGCCTAATAAAGGCTTTATCTGTGGTGACTTTGCTGTATCTGCTATGGTTGCTGTCTTTGTTGGTAGCTTTCTGAAAAAGAAACTTGGTTTGTAGTCTTTGCAAAGTTTGCAGCAAACGTTGCAAACCTTGCGGAGACTAAGAGTTGGTACGGAGAGGGTACGGAGAAGGTACGGAGGGAGTCTAGTCCTTATCGAAGAACTTATCAATGAGTCCTACGGCTTCATCCTTCTTCTTGTCTATGATCTTGGCATATATCTCTGTTGTGGATATGCGAGAGTGCCCAAGCAGCTTGCTGGTGGTGTATATGTCTGCCCCAAGAGTGAGCATCATCGTGGCGAAGGTATGTCGGGCGGTATGCACAATTTAAGCAAAAGCAACGGAAAGTGAAGATGAGA